TACACCTTCGACGGTGATGCCGCGGGGCAGGCCGCTGCGATGAAGGCGTTCGAGGGTGATCAGAAGATGGCCGGGCAGACGTTCGTCGCCGTCGCGCCCGACGGAATGGACCCGTGCGATCTGCGTCTGAAGTCTGGTGACGCCGCCGTTCGCGACCTCGTGGCACGGCGCACTCCGATGTTCGAGTTCGTGGTGAAGTCCATCCTCACCGAACACGATCTGGAGACCGCTGAAGGTCGTGTCGAGGCACTGCGTCGTACCGTGCCCGTCGTTGCGCAGATCAAGGAATCAACTCTGCGCGACAGCTACGCGAATCTGTTGTGCGGATGGGTCGGTTGGGACGATCTTCCGTCGGTTCGACGACGCGTGCGTGACGAAGCTCGCAAACGGGCGTCGACGCGTGGATCGTCACCGGCGCCCAAGCGTCGTCAGGTTGTCGACCAACCTGCTGCCGATGCGCTTGCGCTGCCGATCGGAATCTCCAGGCCCCGGCCCAACGATCCCGCGCTCTCGACGCAGCGAGCTGTCCTCAAGGCCGCATTGCAGCACCCTGGCATCGCCGGCAGTGTCTTCGACTCGTTGCCGCCCGAGACGTTCACCCACCCCGCCTACGTTGTCATCAGACAGGCAATGGCTGACGCCGGTGGAACGAGCAAGGGACTCGGCGGCGCCGAGTGGATCGAAGTCGTTACCAAGGGCGTCGAAGACATGACGGTGGCCTCGGTTGTATCTGAGCTGGCCGTCGAACCGATGCCGTGTGACGAAGACACGGTTCCGCGCTACATCAACGGAGTGCTCGCACGACTGCAGGAAGCGTGGGTGGGCGAGCAGGTTGCCGACCTCAAATCCAAGCTTCAGCGCGTTTCACCTGCTGCAGCCCCCGAGGAGTACAACTCACTGTTCGGCGACCTCGTGGCGCTGGAGCAGTATCGCCGACAGCTGCGTGAGCAGGCTGTCGGCGACCAAAGCGTCTGACCTAACGGTTTTTCTTCAACTGGTCGTGGGGGACCAGAATCGTAGTCTCCTCGTTGATCGGCTTCATCGGCTCGAGCTTGGGCTGAGTACTCAGTGAGTCGGCCAGCTTCTGCCGTGACGCGTCCAACACCTTCTTGGTGGCCGGACTGGTGGCCACCGCCTTCGCGGCCCGGCTGATCTGCTCGTATCGTGCGCGGCCCGCTTTGGTTCCCAGGACGTACCCAGCTGCAACACCGATCAACAAACGCATCATTCCTGCTTCCCTCCAGCACCGATCGTCCTGACTCCATCCTGCCTGATGACTCGCTGGGCAGGCGATTTGGTACTTCGGTGAAGGATTCGCTACAGTTTCTCAGGCAACGCCGGAACGGGCGAAGCGAGCAAGACAATCCCCTGTAGCTCAATTGGCAGAGCTTCCGACTGTTAATCGGACGGTTGCTGGTTCGAGTCCAGCCGGGGGAGCGTTAGAAAGAGTCCCTGATCTGCAGAAATGCGGGTCGGGGATTTTTTCGTTTCTAGGAAGATTTCGGTTCGCTGTCACGGATTGTCACAAGCGATCCCAAACTCGTGGCAGCCGCGGCCAGAGCGTCGGTCTGAGAGTGCGTGTAGGTGCGCATTGTGAACGAACTATCGGCGTGACCAAGCCACGCTGCGATGACCGCGATCGGGACTCCCTGGAGGTGCATGAGGGTTCCGCAAGTGTGTCGGGCATCGTGGAGCCGAACCTGAGAGACGTCCAAATCTGCGAGGATCGCTTTCCATCGCTTGGTGAGGGTGTCGGGGTGCAGAGGTTGTCCGGCTTCGTTGCAGGCGACATATCCGCCGTCGCCGTACCCTTCTCCGAAGGCCAGCTTTTCGGCCGCTTGTTGTCGTTTCGCGGCTTTGAGTTCGTCGGCGAGTGGTTGAGGCAGAGGCAAGGTTCGGCCCGATGCGGTTGACTTGGCGTCCTCTTGGTCGATGGCTTCGCCGCCGGCCGACACTCGAGTGGGTCCGATCCTGAGCGTTCTATTCTCCAGGTCCACATCGGCCCATCTCAGTCCTCCGAGTTCGCCGCGTCTAAGCCCTGATAGCGCGAGGTGCCACACGTGCCGCAGGCGATCGTTCTTGATCGCGCCGAGAACGACTTGAACTTCGTCGGCGGTCAGCGTCTGGAGTTGTTTCCGTGTCTGCGGAACGTGGTCGACGAGCGCGGCTACGTTTCGGACGAGTTGGCCTTCCTTCACGAGCTGCTCAAGCACTTGAGACAAGGTGCCAACCATGAGGTTGCATGTTCGTGGGCCCCATTTCTTTCTGGAGTGTCCTGTCGATCGAGTGAGCTTTCCCTCTCGCAGTTCTTTGATGAGTTTGTCGATGTCTAGGCGAGTCAGCTTCTGAACGGAGATGTCGCCTAGTTCTGATCGGACCGGCTTTAGGACGTCTTCGTATCCGACCTTCGTCGTCGGCTTAATTCCATGTCGCGATAGGAGCCAGTTCGCGCAGGCTTGCTCGACTGTGAGATCGATTGAGTGAACGAATGTTCCACGCTGCACTTCGTTTTGAATTCTTGCGAGTTCGTCACGCGCGTCAGCTTCGGTGGTGAATCTCTTTCTTAACTGTTTTCGGCGGCCGGTGATCGGATCGACCCCGGTGTCGACCGTCAGCTGGTATCTGATTGCGTTTTTGCCGCGTTCTTTTTTCGCGAGTTCGATCTTTTTGATCTGTGGAGGCAGTTGTTGTCGGGCCATTTTTTGTCCTTTCTGTGCCAGAGGTCTCGCCATACGTGGATGAGTTCCACGGTCACTTTCAGTTCGTGTGCGATGCCGGCGAAGTGTGCACCGTGCATTCGTTCTGCTTTCCGGTAGGACTCTTCGGAGATGAGAAGTCGTGCCGCGTACTCGTCAGCTTGGCGTTCTTGGAAGTAGTGAATTCGGGCATCGGGTGTCGACATGTCATGGTGATGCGTGGCATGTCCGAGTTCATGCCCGAGGGTGGTGCGTGTGTAGTCGAGCGGCATTCCTGCTTGCAGGACGATGATTCGCGGTTCCGCATACCAGCGGCCACGTTCCTTGCCTGGCAGGTTGCCTTCGACTATTGCGATGCCGTTAGCGCCTGCCAGGTCTTCGAGTTCTTTCAATTAAGCGTCCCAACCGTGGTCATCTTCCGGAAGGGGCTCGGAACTGGTGTTTGCGGCGTAGGGTTCGTCGCTCTCGATCAGGGCCTGTACATCGACATCGGCAACCCTGTGGGCTTGACCTAGCGAAGTCAACGGATAGACGTTGTCTTCCATAGGGATCAGACCGAGTGCTTGCGCCTTAGCTAGTTGCTTCTCGACCTCCGCTCGAGTCATTCCTTCGGTGAGACTGATTGTGACGTCGGGGCGTCGCGATCGTGCGGCTAGAAGATCTGCGAGTTGAGGTGTTGTCAGTGAACGATCGACAAGCTCAAGGATGAGGGCTTCTTGATCGGCGGTCGCGAGCAGCTGGCCGTCTGAGTCGACGAAATTCATTGTCTCCTCGACTGTTACGAACCCCAGCTCAACTAGTGCGTCAACAGGGTTGACCTCTACCGCACGGCAAATCGAGATGACGTCGCTGGCGTTGAGGCCGTCCGCAAGGCGCTTGCGTGCAGTCTTCTCGGTTACGTCGAGGATCTCGCCGATTTCGACTGCTGTCAGACGCCTGCCTGCCAGGTGTTCGAGAACTGTCTTTTGCTCACTCATGAATCTGAGGCTAACCGGTAACTTTCTTCCGGTCAACCCATGTTTGACGTGCAGTTACGGTCAAATTGGTCGACGTGGCCGGTAAATGTTGTTGACTTCGACCGGAGAACCGGTAAATATCTTCCATGTAACTTACGAACAGCGGAGGAAACCGGAATGTTTCTACTGAGTCTGGATGAGATGGAGCGGGTGAAGCGCGTCCACGCACTCCGAAGCTTCGTCGCTATGGAGGAGCGGACGCACGTATCTGAGCGGACATGGAGGACGGCCTTCAAGTCGCGTCGGCCGACGCCTCAGGTCCTGGATGCACTCGGGGCATTAGGCGCTCGGAGCAGCAAGATCCTGATCTGGGATGAGCCATCTTCGCTTACGGGTCCGACAATTCGTCAGCAGGTGCCGGCATGAAACCGACACGTCTACTCACTGCTGTTCAAGCAGGAGAACTGCTCGGAGTTGATGAGACCACAGTCCGCCAGATGTGGCGCGAAGGTGAGCTTAAGTGCGTGCACATCGGGCGCGGTCGCAAGGTCTCCGATGCCGAAATCTCGCGCTACATCGAGGAAAACGAGCAGTTCGCGCCCACCGCATGAAGAAACCGCCACCTGTTCCAGCAGATGACGGCTTCACTCCAATCCCCAAGCAAGGAATCTGATGACCGACAATACTGCACAACTCGCCACCATCCCAGTTGCCGGCACCGCGGGAATCCTCGGCGCCAAGGTAGATGGGAAGGCGATCGCGGCGTTCCGCCCGATCGTCGAAATGCTCGGGATGGCCTACTCTGCGCAGCTCCAGAAGCTGAAGTCTAAGTCATGGGCAGTTGTGTCGAAATTCGACACAACTGGTGCAGACGGCAAGACCTACGAGATGGTCGGCGTTGACCGCAAGACACTGACGATGTACCTCGCCACCCTTGATGAGAACCGCGTCAAGGAGGAGGTTCGACCAGTCTTGGTCGCACTTCAGTCGGAGGCGGCCGATGCATTGGATGCCTATTTCCATGAGGGCGGTGCGCTTAACCCGAACGCTACGGTCGATCAACTCGACGCTCTTGCGACGAAGGCAGCGCAACGGCTCCAGTTGCTCTCCCTTGCCAAGGGGATGGTCGACGACTCCTGGCTTGAGACCAAGGTTCGTCATCAGTTGGCAGTTGGGCTCGGTGAGGAGCCGGATATTGAACCGCTCAAGCGAACCCTGACAGTGTCGGACTTTCTTGATGGTAAGGGTGTGAATGACCGGGGGCAGCGCAAGTTCGCGTCATCGATGGGTGCCCTGGTGAAGAAGTCGTACCGGGAGTTGCACAACAAGGAGCCAGGTCAGGCGATCCGGTTCATTAACGGTGCTGACCGGCCCGTCGCGGCTTACACCGAGCGCGACCGTGCGCTATTCGAAAAAGCTTGGGCGATACTCGGATCTGCGATCGAGCCCGAGTTTTTCACGAAGGGATTGGTTGCCTCATGACTGAGCGGGAGCTTGCTGACAATCGGGATTCGATGTCGTTGGCGGAGCGTGTTGAGGCTCGTCGGGTGCTGGATGAGGCTGCGGGCGTCAAGTATGGCTCGCCATCTGAGCAGGGCTTGAAGCGTTTGGCTCGGATCTTGGGCCCTGGGCTACGTCGGATCAGTGATCGGAGTCGGATCAGTGATCGGAAGGAGGGCGATGGTGGACGTCAACGTTAATGAGTGCCTGCTCCGGTCGGTGATGGACCATATTGAGACGTGGCCGAATCTGTTAGATCAACAGCAGTGGCGTAATGGTACGGCCAGGGATTTCGCTGGTTGGACAGCTGAATTGTGTGAGGCTGTGTGGGTTTCGCATTCGTTGGACACCGGTCGGGTTGAGACGGTGACTGGTCCGCATTGTGCAGCGTTTGTTGTTCGGGCGCAGTCGGGGGAACTCTGGCATGTGGAGGATTTCGCTCGTGTCTCGCTCGGGCTGACCGACAGGGCCGCCGATGATCTGTTCGCTGGTTGCAACACGATCACCGAATTGCGTGAGATGGTCGAGAACCTTTGCGATTTCGGCACTACCTACGATGCCGCGCCGAAGACGCAGGCGGAGGTGACGGCGCCGTGAGTGCTGATGAAATCCTGAGTCTCGCTCGTCAGATCAAGGCGTTGGACGATGAACTCGAATGCCCGCAAGGTCCGCGAAACACCAGGCAGTACATCCTTTTGCTGAAACAGGTTCGGCGGTGCGCTGTCTCACTCGCCACCCTCGTCGCCTGATTCTCTGAACTCCCGGTGGTGTCACCACTGTAAGGCCGTCGCCCGGTCCAGATGGCCGGCACCCTAGGCACCACCGGGCCCAATCTTCCCACCATCCATTTTCTCCTGCGAAGGACATCTCGTGATGACCCATACCCAAAACACGCCCCTCGACGTCCCCGGATACGTCGGCCGCCACCGTGCCGACGACGCGATCTTCAAGACCGCCGACGCCGCTCACGAAGAACTCGTTGAGGAAGCAACAGAACTCACTTTCATCGAACAGGTCCGGATCAACGTGTGGACGATCGTGATCCTCACGCTGCTTGCCGGGTTCGTCGGAGTCGTCCTTTGGTTGATCGCGGTGACCGCATGAGCCCACACGATCCGCTGCAGGATCCCGTGACCCGCGACGACTGGTACGACACCGAGCCCGGCTTGTTCGACCTCGCTGACCACCACTACGACCGCTTCAAAGATGTGAACGGAGAACAGAATTGAAATCCTCAGCTCGGCTTCCTTTGCAGCGTGACGAGAAGTTGTGGGAAGCGTTCAAAGAAGACCGTGAAGCATGCCAGCGCCGTGCTGGTTCGGGAGTAGGTCGGCGCCGTACGTCGAGGCCTACGAATTGCGTCGAGTGCCAGCGCCCGATGCGTCCGTCGAAGGCGTTGCTTGCCGACTATCCGAACACGGTGCGGCATCACAGCCGCGGGATTTGCGGGACGTGTGCCCACCGAAACAGGAAGGCATCCCAAGCATGAACACAGCTCAGGTGGCGGAAGCCATCCAGGAAATCGTCAAACGTGATGCGGAACTTACTCGCGAACTTGAGCGACTTTCGAACTGGCACAGCTACGACGGGCCCGCTCTGCACGCTCGTGACGAGTTCCGGCGCAGCACATTCGAGCGCTTACTCACTCTGGCATCCGAGGCGGTGAAATGACGCATCTCGAATTGGGCGTGGACCCATTCTCCGAGGAATGCCTTCCCGCAGAACCTGATCCCTTCCACGAATACGACCCCCGCGACGACCTTAAGGACTGGCAGAAATGAGCATTGACATGAACGAAACGAACCGCGGCCTCCGAGTCGTCAAGCTCTCGGCCGAGAACTACAAGCGACTGTCGGCAGTCGAGATCACGCCCGACCTGGATGCTGCAACCGTCACCATCGCCGGCCGCAACGCGCAGGGCAAGTCCAGCGTCCTCGATGCGATCTGGGCGGCATTGTCGAACACTGCCGCTGCACGAGGTACGACCACCACACGCCCAATACGTGACGGGGAGAAGACAGCTCGCGTCACTGTGGACCTGGGCGACATCATCGTTACTCGTAAATGGGAAGGCGACAAGAACACTCTCATTGTCGAGTCGGCAGACGGCGCACGCTTCCCGTCCCCGCAGAAGATGCTCGACGATCTGATCGGTCGACTGTCGTTCGATCCGCTGGCATTCGCATCCTTGCCTGCGAAAGCACAGCAGGCCGAGTTGTTGAATCTCGTGGAACTGCCGTTCAATCCGGTTGAACTTGCGGCAAAGCGTAAGGGCCTGTTCGACCAGCGTGCCGACATCGGACGCGAGGGGAAGCAGCTCAAGGGCCAACTCGATGGCTATCCGCTACCTGCAGCCGATCTGCCTGAGGCTGAACTGTCAGTCTCGCAGCTTGTTTCCGAATTGCGGGCAGCGCAGGGGCAGGAGCAGGCGAGGGTGGACGCTGAGCGTGGCGCTGAGCGTGCGGCACGCGTCATCGCAGAGGCTGAAGAAACGTTGAAGATCGCGCGGCGTGACCTCGAAGTCGCACAGGAGCGCCTGACTGGATTGCCTGAGATGCGAGACCTGGCAGCCAGCCTGTCCGCGATCGAGACGCAGATCGACAACGCAGAATCCATCAACAACTCGGTGCGCACCGAAGCTGAGCGGAAGCGCATTGAGGAGAAATCCAACGCGAAACGTCTCGAATACAAGTCCCTCACATCGCAGATCGAGCAACTCGACAAGTCGAAGTCCGCGGCTCTGTCGAACGCCAAGTTCCCTGTTGACGGGCTCGGTTTCGATGACGACGGCGTGACGTACAACGGTGTGCCGTTCGCGCAGGCTTCCTCGGCTGAGCGGCTCCGAGTGTCGGTGGCGATGGCTATGGCGCTGAATCCGAAGATCCGCGTTATCCGCATCGCAGACGGATCGTTGCTCGATTCCGAGAACCTCGCGGTCATCGAGGCGATGGCCGCTGAGCAGGGATTCCAGGTCTGGATCGAAGTCGTGGACGAGACCGGCGCGATCGGCGTTGTCATCGAGGACGGGGCGGTGAAGGAATGAGCAGTCTGATTGAACTCCCTGACCTCGCGCAGGGTACGGACGAGTGGCACGACCAGCGTCGGGGGATTGTCACGGCATCTGTTGTCGGGCAACTCGTCACGACCAAGACCCTCAAGCCCGCCAGCAACGACGTATCGCGCGGGCTCACCCGTCTTCTCGTAGCCGAACGCATCACCGGATGGACCGACCCGATGTACGTCAGCGATGACATGCTGCGTGGCATCGAGGATGAGCCGAAAGCGCGCGACAAGTATTCCGAGCACTACGCGCCGGTCACCGAAATCGGATTCATGATCCGCGAAGACCACGACGTGAAGATCGGTTATTCCCCGGATGGTCTGGTCGGCGACGATGGGCTCATCGAGGTGAAGTCGCGCCGGCAGAAGAAGCACCTGGAAACGATACTCGCCGACGAACCACCTGCTGAGAACCTGGCGCAAATGCAGTGCGGACTACTGGTTTCCGGTCGCGAGTGGTGTGACTACATCTCGTATTGCGGAGGCATGCCGCTGTGGGTGAAACGTGTCTTTCCTGACCAGCGCTGGTTCGACGCAATTCTTGCTGCAGTAGATGCCTTCGAAGAGAACGCCGCCGAAATGATCCGACTCTACGACGAGCGGACCGTCGGGCTTCCCATGACCGAACGAACCATCGAAATGGAAATGGTGATCTGACCATGGATCTCACAGAAACGATTGCCCCGAAGTCCGACCAACTCAACGCTGACGATCTCCTCGCCGGCCCGCGGAACGTCACGGTCGAGAAGGTGACCCTGGGGTCTTCCGAACAGCCCGTGAATATCCACCTCGTGGAGTTTCCAGGGAGACCGTTCCGCCCGAGCAAGACGGTGCGGCGAATCCTCGTCGCAGCGTGGGGTGTTGAGGCGTCGGCGTACGCAGGCCGACGAATGAGAATATACACCGACCCCACTGTCCGCTTCGGAGGACAGGAGGTGGGTGGGATACGGGTCAGCCATATCTCGCACATCGAGAAGCGGCTGACGCTAGCGCTCACCACAACGCGGGGCCGGCGCGCTCCGTACATCGTGGAACCCCTGCCTGATGGGCCGCCGGTCATCACGAGTGAGCAGGCCGACGACATCGCAGCACTCATCGCAAACGCTGCCGACAAGTCCGGGCTTGACGCGATCAGCGCGCAGCTCAAGACATTCGATCTGGCCGACCATCGTGGTCGTCTGCTCGAGCTCTGGAAGAACCGCCTCGCCGAGATAGGCGCCGACGGTCAGATCCCGCTGACACCCGACTCCTGAAAGGACTTGGCATGGAGACCGAGAAATGCCCGGTCTGCTGGCGATGGATTGCAGTCAGCAGCTCGTGGCGCATGAGGCAACACGACGACACCGCCGGCAATCCGTGCCTGATGTCAGGGCATGAAACCCCGCCACAACCTTTGGCGCTGATCGCATGAGTGACGATATCGATTGGCGCGCACGCGCCAAGTGTCGCGATCACGATCCTGAGCTGTGGTTCCCGAACCAGGTCCACAACAGGAAAGCACGTCGTGACGCGAGCCTCACAGCGCGCGCGATCTGCCTCGAATGCCCCGTCCGCGAGCAATGCCTCGAATGGGCCATCGGAGTGGGCGAGAAGTGGGCTGTCGCAGGGGGCAGGGACTTCGGAGTGCAGAGCGCGAAGAAGGCGTCAGCGAGTGGGGGTCGGGCTGGCGGTGGCCGACTCCCGGACGAGATCTCCGCACAGTAGTTCCCCCGAATGGACACGAAAGACAGCGAAAGGAGGCGATAGGCGATGATGATTGACCCGATCTTTCAGGAGGAAGCACGATGGCAGTATCGAAGCGCGTCAGGTTTGAGGTTCTCCGGCGTGACAACCATGCATGTCGATACTGCGGTGCCACTGCTCCGGACGTCCGCATCACACTCGACCACGTCGTGCCGACCGCGCTCGGCGGCGACGACAGCCCGTCGAACCTTGTCGCGGCGTGCGGCGACTGCAACAGCGGCAAAACTTCGACCAGTCCGTCTGAGGTCATCGTTCAAGATGTCGACGAGCGGGCCATTAAGTGGGCTGCCGCAATGGCTCAAGTTGCTAACGAGCGGCGTGCATCCAGAGGAGTGCTCGCTCAGCGGTACGAGGCATTCGAGGCGGAGTGGAATCGTTGGGGCTGGACTGACTGGCGAGGAGATCGCCACACCGAAGAGTTGCCGGGAGACTGGAAGCAGTCCGTGGACCAGTTCTACGCTGCCGGACTTGATCATTCAGACCTCGAAGAACTCATTGAAGCCGCCATGCCTAAGAAGGTCAAGGACACCTGGAAGTACTTCTGCGGTTGCGCCTGGACTCGAATCAAGCAGAACCAAGAGCGCGCCCTCGAGATCGTCAACGCCGCCGACAATGACGGTCCCTACATTCAGTTCACACGTGAACTCGCCGACGAGATTCATGCAGAAATATCTCGACTTCACCTTGAACAAACTGGCGAGCGCCTTGCCGCATGCTTCTGCGAGGCCTGCGATTCAAGGTCTCGGTACTGCGGCGAAATTGCATGCCGCATGTACTTCATCGGACTGGTCGAGTGGCAAATCAAGAATCAAGAGAGTTCCCCCGTACCCAATGGCGTCACCGCCGACGAATCGACAAGTATGGAGTAGGACCATGGCCCGCATCCGGTCAATCAAGCCCGAGTTTTGGATCGACCGGAAGCTGGCCCGACAGCTCTCCCGCGATGAGCGGATGCTGTACATCGGGCTGTGGAATCACGCGGACGAGCATGCCCGAGCTCAAGGTGACGCCCGCGTGATTCAGGGCCAAATCTTCCCGTATGAGAGTGATTTGACGGTCGAGAAGATCGATTTGATGCTCGACCACCTCGAGGAAGCGAAAGTTATCCACAGGTACGTTGTGGATAGTGACCCATACCTGTTCTTGCCCAAGCTTTCTGAGCATCAGCGGCTTGAGCCATCGCGGGTCAAGTCGAAAATACCTGCCCCACCAGCAGTTTCGGTGGCGTTCGAGAATGGTGCAGACACACCTACGTTCGGTTCAGACTCCGTGCAAGTTTTCGCAGACAAGTCCGCGCCCGGTGACAATCCTCATTCGCTTCTTTATGTAGCAGGGAGCATGGAGCATGGGGCAGGGGCGAACGGCGCACACGCGCCAGCCCCCGCACCCCCACCCCGTTGCCCCAAACATCTGAACGACCCAAACCCACCACCCTGCCGACCATGTGGGGACGCCCGCGTAAAGCGCGAAGCATGGGACAGAGATCAAGTCGAAGCCGCAAAGCGTGACGCATCCGAAGCGGCAAAACAGCGAGCGAAATTCATCCAGGACGCCATCGACGAATGCGGAATGTGCGACGAACGCGGCTACTTCGGGACCACCGTCTGCAACCACGATCCGAACATCGTTGACACCGCCAAACGCGGAATGGCTCAAGTCCGCGCTGTCCTCGCCAAAGCAGCCCAGGAGAAACCATGACCCGCAACCGTTCATCCGCAAAAGCAGCCGGATCACGATTCGAACGATCCATCGCCGACGGACTCGCCCAAGCACTCAACGACGACCGCATCGACCGCCGAGTGAAAACCGGAGCCAAAGATCGCGGCGACATCGGGGGAGTTCGCATTCACGGCCAGAGGCTCGTAATCGAAGCCAAGGACTGTTCACGCCAGGAGCTACCCAAATGGACGCGAGAGGCGCAACTGGAGGCCGGAAACGATGATGCCCTCGCAGGGGTCGTCGTCGCGAAACGCAGAGGAACCACAAACCCACTCGATCAATGGGTCCACATGACCGTCCGAGACCTCGTCGCACTCATCACCGGACAGAAACAGGAGAACCCATGAGTGCCATTACCTGGCAGCTGTTGTCCCCTGATGAAGCGGCAGCACTGGAAGCCGAGCAGAAACTGCATACGCCGAAACGTTCGCCGCGTTTCCGTTGTCTCTGCGGCCGATTCGTGAAAGCAAACACACGCTGGCGACACGGCCCCGACCAGATCGGGATGTCCATGTGGGGATGGCACTGCACACGGTGCGGCGACATGATCGAACGCACGTAAACCCATCACGCCGATATCGGTAGATACACTCAACAGTACCTACCGAATTGGCTAACGCAAAGACGGCTAACAGACCCGGAGAAACAACCCATGCCAGACACCACCCCCGAAGGCATCAGCGACCGCGAACGCGCGCTCGCAGCCATGCGTGACAGGCGCGACGGAATGACATGGGACGAGATCGCCGCCAACCACGGATACACCGGTCGAGGCACAGCATTTCGTGCGGTCAAGCGTGTGTTGGAGCGGGTGGAAGGTGAGACCGCCGAGGACTACCGGGAAGTCATGGCAGCCCGCTACGAAGCCCTGTATGCGAAGGCATGGGATTCGATCGCTGCGGCCGAGGCGGAAGGGCAGTTGGTTGGGAAGTCGCAGCTGATCGCGTCCGCTCGGGGTGTTGTGGACAGTCAGGTGAAGTTGTTGGGTTTGCAGGCTGTTTCGAAGTCTGAGGTCACGGTGGTGACGCGGGGGCAGATGGATGCGGAGATCGAAGTTTTGTTGGGCCATGGCGGCATTGCGGCCGGCGTGGAATCAGATTCAGATCCTGAGGAGAATTCATGACAGCACAGAAGTTCCGGAAGAAGCCCGTCGAGATCGAAGCAGCGCAGTGGGGCATTCCTGGTGCGCCGAGTCGGCCAGAGCAGATCGTCAACTGGGTCACCGAGCGTGGTGGGCGGGCCAGGTATGTCCTCGAACCATTCGAGGCGCTGGCGATCGTCACGCTGGAAGGCACGATGTACGCCTCACCAGGTGACTGGATTGTCCGCGGCGTTCAGGGCGAGTTCTACCCCTGCAAGCCGGATATCTTCGCGGCTACGCACGAGGCTGTGACAGGCGCTGAACAGTGATCGTCACCGTGTTCACGAAGCCTGGTTGTCCGCCATGTGACGCAACAAAGTCGAAGCTCGACAAGCACGGCGTCGAGTACAAGGTTCGCGACGTCACCACCGACCCGGAAGCGAAAGCGCGAGTACAAGAACTCGGCTACCTAGGCACCCCCGTCGTCGAGTGCGGCGACGTGCACTGGCAAGGATTCAGTCCCGACAAATGCAAGCAGTTGGCCGACAACCTCGCTACCGTACTGCCGGTGGACGAGCAGGCCGCCCGCGAATACCTCGAGCAGTCCGCATGACCACGCCCGAACCCGACAACCGGCCGCGCATCCCACCCGTCTGCTTCTTCGCCCTCATCCTCGCCATAGCCGAAGACCGAAGGCGCCACAACCATGGGTGATGTCGTTCCGTTCCGCACACCGGAAGCAGCGCCCGCGAACAACATGTGCCCTTGCGGCAGCGCGTGGTTCACCGCAACGGTGTGTCTGAACGGAACGGCCATCACGGGCTACCAACAGCCACTCCACTGCGCGCACTGCGGAAACGAATACGCGCCATGAGTGACACGATTTCGCAGTTGGCCGCATTGATCAGGCTGGAAGTTGCTCAACCCAATGCGTCCGTGGCGTCAGCGCAGCCTGCCCTCGCACGACCTGGTTGCGCCACGTGATAACAACATCGCCACCCGAATTCTGCATGTCAACCGCGGCCCAGAACGTGGCTGACTGCCCTGGGCCGATATCTACTGTCGCCTGTGGGTTCTGGATGTCGAAACACAGCGGGTCGAAATTGCCTCTCAATTCGACCTCATGGGCGCTGAGGGTTCCGGTGTTGCGGAGTGCATATCGATCTCTGCTGATGCGCTCGATCGTCCAACCCGTCTGGGCGTTCTTCTCAGCTTCGAGCGCGATGCGTGCAGTCTCAGCTGCTGCATCTGCCGATACTTTGGCCGAATCAGCGGAGTCCCTACCTGCGTCCGCAGCGCGCTGGGCACTGTCCGCCGAACTCTCCGCAGCTTTCGTCTGGCGATGTGCATATCCCAGCGCAAACAGAGACACAACGACAGCCACCCCCGCGATGATCATCGCGGTCAAGGCAACAGCAAATTCGGACATAAGGGTGATCACTCCAGATGTTCGGTCCAGTGGATCGCTCAGTGTAAGAGACCGCGCAAACCTCGGAGGCAGATTGTGAGCATCCTCGAATCCGGTGCGTGGCGTGCCCTCCCGCCAGCCGAGAAAGAACACCTCCGCGACCGGCTAGCGGAGAAGCACGCCCGCAATGGAAACCCCATCGGCGGACCCGCCACACCCGGAGCGTTGGCAGTTCGGCACGAACCGAACATCCAAGTGCAACGCCCACACCTTGACCTCATCGACCAAGCACTCACCTGGGTGAAAGACACACCCAACGCGAAACTCATGATCTGGACACCACCACAAATCGGAAAATCCGTACGAGTCTCCAGATGGCTCCCATTCTGGTGGCTCACCCACCGCCCCCAAGACCGCATCCTCATGGCCTCCTACGCAGCCAGCCTCGCCGAAACACACGGCGCAGCATGCAGAGACCTCATCTCCGCCTACGGCGCCCGCTACGGCCTCCAACTCAAATCCGACGAAAACACCCGATCAGACTGGTCACTCACCGCCGGCGGAGGACTCCGCTCCCGCGGCACCAAAGGCGGCATCACCGGCCAGTCAATGAACCTGGGCATCATCGACGACCCTTACGCCGACCGCGCTTCCGCTGATTCATCGACAATCCGCAAAGCAGTGTGGGAGTGGTACTCGAGTGCGTTCATCTCCCGACGTAGCCCCGGCGCCAGGCAGATCGTCGTTCACACCCGCTGGCATCAGCAGGATCTGTCGGGGATGCTCCTCGAACGTGAGGGGCGCGTCGAAGACGGCGGGGAATGGAAGGTCGTACACCTCCCTGCGATCGCCACCGCACCGGACCCTGAACGTGGATTCCGTGAGGACTCACTCGGCAGAAAACCAGGGGAGCCGTTGACGCATCCCCTGATCGACTCCGACGACACCGCAGCGTTGAACGATCACTGGGTCCGCCAGAAAGCATCCGTCACAACACGCGACTGGGCCGCCATGTTCATGGGCTCACCCGTCACCGCCGAGGGCGCACTCCTCAGTGCCGAGAATCTGAAGAACGCCACAACGAAAGACGTTCCCGCACCACGCCGCACAGTCGTCGGCGTCGACCCGTCCGGCGGCGGCCGCGACACCGCCGGCATCATCGGCGGACATTTGGGCACAGACGGCCGCATGTACTGGACCCACGACCGCACCGCACAAATGTCATCCGACCAATGGTCCCGCGCAGCATGCCAACTCGCCCACGACATCGACGCCGACTGTGTCGTATTCGAAGCGAACTACGGCGGCGACATGGCAGGCACCCTCATCAGACAGGCATGGGATGCCATGCAAAACGAAGGCGCCATCGACTGCCGAGCACTGTGCCCCCGGATCAAGAAGGTGACGGCCCGGAAGTCGAAGTTCCTTCGCGCTGAACCGATCGCGCAAGCCGTGCTCACGCAGCGTGCATGGTTCTCAGCCGACCACAGCCTTGCAGGGTTGAAGTCCGAATGGGAACTGTGGGAGCCGGATTCGACATGGTCACCAGGCGCACTGGACGCCGCCGTGTACGTGGCCTATGAACTACTTCCGCCCATCAATGCGGGATCATCGGTCTCCTCGGCGGCGAAGCGTTCGCGTTCATCTGTCACGGGCACAAGCAGTTTGGCAGCACGCCGCACACGCTGATTCTGGAACCGGGGACACAGTGACACTGTATCCGTGCAATACTCTGTGTCATGCCCCCAACACATCCATCGCAGGCTGACGTCGCCGCCGCATACCGCACACTCATCGCCCACGAAACAGAACCAAAAGAACAAGACTTCTACCGCACACGACTCCAACGACTCGAACAGACAACAGAACCCGTGTGCGAGCTCGACTGCCGTAATCGAGTTGCTGCCGCTGGTGTCGGGGTTTACTGCCCGCAGTGCTCGGCGAAGTGTGCCGACACAGACCTCGCCACCAAACTCGCGAAGGCGATCCGTGCCGCCTGGGTGGACAGACTTGACTGGGATGAGCTAGCCCAAGGCGCCCTCGAATTCCTCACTGCTGCTGGCCGTCTCATCCCTGCCGGCGGTATGGCACTCACCGCCGAACAGGTGGAAGACGTGCGGACGCTCGTGGGACATGGCGGATCGGACTACGCCGAGGCGTTCAACCGTCTCCGCGCCCTGTTCCCGGCAACCGAACCCGACGAGGACGTGGGGGAGATTGGCTGGTACCGGACGATGACCCCGGAGTTCGCAGCCAAGAACTTCGGCTTCCCCGACGTAACCGGCTGGGTTGCCGGGAATACCTTCGTGGCTTCGGACGAGGGTAAGTGGTTGTGGGACGGCACAGAGTGGGGGTTTGTTGTATACCCTTCTGCCCCTGTCGAACCCACTGAGGAGGAGACGAAAGCGGAACTGTGCGCGGTGCGTCTGTGCGTACTCCCTGCTAGGCATTCCGGCGTCCACGCCGACCGCGAAGGTCTCAGGTGGAACAACCCCGCTTCCTCGCCGGTTGTCCCTGCCCCCACCGAAACCGGACCGTGGCAGACATGGCAGGAAGTGCCCGAGGGCGTGAAGTACAAGTCACGTGCCGATCGTCATCCGCACGCGCCGGTGTGGATGAACCAGGGCGGCGACCGCTTGACTCAGCGACATAGCGGCGAGTGGGTGCTGTCGATGCTGAGCGACAACGGCTACACCTGGTTCGCCCCGTTCGTTGCGGCCGAGGAGGGGTGAGCATGAGCACCGGCGTGACTGGGGTGGATGTTGAGCACACGAAAGCGCAGACCTGCAAACACTGCGGCAAGTCCATCGACCACTACTCAGGCAGGTGGCGCCACACGTACGGCGAGGACAGAACCCACCTGACTGAGTGTGACAAGGAGTTGGTCGGCAGGTACGGCATTGCTGCCGAACCGGATGTGCCCGACCTTGCAGCCCTGGTTGCGGCTGTCGAGCGAGTCCAAGCACTGCACACGCCGAAGTCGAATGACTACTGCCGCGAATGCTCCACTCCCTACCCCTGCGCCACTATCGAAGCATTGGAGATGCCGTGAGTGAGACCCGATTCGACCCTGATTGCCCATTCTGCAAACGAATCAAGAACCGCGAGTTCGCAAGCTGCGATGACGCATACATTCCAACCGCCGTGCAATTCGAGCCACTGAACCCCGTCACGCGGGGCCACATGCTGTTCGTCCCCTACACGCATGTCGAGCATCGAGAGCAAGATGGGCGGGAGGCCAACAACTGGCTCGGGATCCTGTTCAAGGCGGCGCATCGTTACGCCGGCCGGATCGGTGGCGACTACAACCTGATCACTTCGTCGGGAAGTGCGGCGACACAGACGGTCCCGCACATGCACATCCACTACGTTCCGCGCAGGGCTGACGACGGCTTGCACTTGCCGTGGACTGGTCAGGTGTCGTCGTGACCGCGCCTGATCCGGGGTTGACCGACCTCATCGCAGCGCACCGAGAGGGTGAGCCGTGGACGGAATACCAGTATCCGTCGATATTTAGCAGCAAACCATTCGTGGCGTATTCGGCGACGAAGATGGTCAAGTGCTCGTGCGGAGAGTCGATGTCGGCCGACTCGTTCCCCGCGCATGTGGCGTTGGTGGTGGAGCAGCACACCAACGGGCGGATAGCGGAACTCGAAGCGGAGTTGGCTGAGGCGAAGGACGACAAGTTCTATGCCCGAGTCGAGTTGAACGCCGACGCGCAGTGGAAAGCCCGCGCCGAGAAGGCTGAGGCCACGATCGCCAGGGTAGAAGCGGAGGCTGCACTACTTGAGCGCATGATCCGCACCGCACCGTGGAGTAGGTACACAGAAGTTCGACGATCCCACTTGCGCAGCCTTTGCACAGCTTTAGAAGGACCAGGGGAGGCAGGATGAGCGCAGACGAATATCTCACGTACACAGTCACTGACGGCCCATGGAAGATGCAGCACGAAGACGACGGAACCATCGGCCTGTACCTGATTCGCCCGCACCGAGACTTCGACGAGCAGATGACCCGCATCGCACGATTCGATCGAGTTGAAGATGCCGAGTTCACAGCCAAAGCACGCGAACTGCTCAACGATTTCATCGACCTGAGAGGGCTCCGAGGAGTGCTGAGTCGAATCCGGTACGTGCTGAAAGGCGACTTCTGATGAGCGCGGATCCGATGCCGGCGCCGGACACTGTTCGTATCTACCAGGACTCGCTGGGGGAGTGGCGGTGGATTCGCCGCACCTCGACCGGCCGCACCGTCAACGAATCAGCAGCAGGGTTCCCTACTCGCGGGGCAGCGAACGCCGACAACAGTTTCTGGAACCAAGACACCCTCAACTATCTCCTCGAACAGGCACGAACGTGAACCCGTACTTCCTCGCCGCCGTCGCGCTCACCGTCATCATCGGCGGATTCACCGTGATCGGCTTCCTCATCTACAGAGACCTCAAGGACACCGAATGACACCCGAACAGATCCGTGAAGAAGCAATCGAACGCATCGTCATTGGCACCTACAGCGAGTCTCGCGAAGACGTCGACCCTGAATGGGCCGACACCGAAGACGAGGCCCGCGAGGCCAAAGACGCTACACGTGAATGGGCTGCAAGGATCGTCGACTTCCTCGGTGATCTGCTTCCCCTCGGCGGAATCCGGTATGCCGTAGCGCATCCCGTGCTGAAAAGCGAGGCGCGTTTCGTCGGCTTCACCCTCGAAGAATGCAAAGAATTCGCCACCAAATACGAAACCCACGTCATCGAACAACACCTCACCGAATGGACCACCCATGAGTGACATCACCGCATTCCTCAACGCACGACTCGACGACGACGAGCGTGTGGCGGGCAAGGCCACCCAGGGCGTCTGGAAGCTATGGGGGATGGATGTCTACGCCGACATGATCGGTGACAGCAACCTGGAGACGGCAACCCTCGTCGCTGACGTGCAGAGTTCGGTCCCTGGCCAGCTGCGGACCTGGAATGCCGTGCACATCGCCCACCACGATCCAGTTCGAGTACTCCGCGAGGTGGCAGCGAAGCGGTCGATCATTCTTGCGCACGTACTGGTTCCCGCGAGGGACATCTGGGGAGATGAGACTGGCGGGGTTGGCTGTGAGAAGTGCGATGACGTTCCACGATTCATGCTTGGCGGCAGCGAGATCCACGCGTCCGGTGGCTGCCAGACGCTTCGCGCCCTCGCCGCCGTCTACTCCGACCACCCCGATTACCAGAAGGAATGGGAACTGTGAAGACGACTGAGCGCCGCAAGCTCGCTGAATGGATGCGCAACAAAGCCGATCGAGTAGACCCGACGAGCGGACCTCGAGCGATCGGAGCGCACTTCAACTTCGTGGAAGGTAAGGGCTTGGTGCTGACCAAAACCGATGGCATACCAATTCATCCGCCCGCGCCAGGCTGCCCACTCTGGTACATGGCCGAGGACTACGACCGCGCGTTCGCCGACGAGGACGTTCAAACACGGAGGTTCAATCGTGAATGACAGCAAGCCGTACCGCAGCGTGTCGCCCATCAAGAACGGTGACCGCATCGCGTTCGTCTGTGGCGATCAACGCATCGAAGGAACTGCTCAAGTTGAGAGTGCACCACTCGCCCGCGAACAGAACATCAGGATCATCCCCGACGGCGAACCCTGGAAGTACGGCCGCGACTACGCATTCGCGGAAGTCCTCGCCGGCGAGGACCTGCAGTTCACCGCACACCGGTGGCTGAAAGGCGACCCGATCCCGTACGACGAAATGCGCCGACTCTGCGGACTCGATCCTGCGGTGAAGGCGTACTGCGCCAGGAGAGACATGCAGCGGTCGTTCAGTGAGATTGGGAAGGCGATGAATCAGGTGGCGACAGAAATAGGGAAAGGCTTCGAGCGTTTCGCGGATGCAATCTCTGCGTCCACACCCAAACCCAAGCCCACCCCGCCGATGTGGGCAGACAACCCGGCCGGCCAGCGCCGCCCCACGAAAACCCGCAACCACCGGAGAGTGAAATGAGCGACGATCCGATCGCGCATCTCGATTTCGCGCCGACCTGCGCGCTATACGACGTCCGCACCAACACACCCTGCGAGCGGCCAGCCACCCACATCGCCGACGTCCACATGCACGAACACAACACCATGCCCCGCATCGCACTCTGCGACAAACACCTCGTCGGATACAAAGTAATGGAAGCCCAAATCGAACCCGGCCGAGGCCTAGCCCTCTGCAGTGTTTGCGAACAACCGATGCGCCCTGGCGACTTCATCCGGAACGAAGAATTCCTGTAACCGAACCTGTTCACACTTAGGAGGCACGCGCCAGCGCAATGGTCCGCCGATGACTAACGCGGAACCTTCAGCCGCGATAAATCCTGCAACTCGACAATAAGGTTCCTGACCGACCAGACCAGGATGATCGAGTCCTTTGCCCACAGCAGACCTGCCTGAAATTTCGTTTCGTCACCGACATACTTAATTCGTTCTCGACGCTCAACGTCATAGTGAAGCAGTTCGCCATAGAGCCAATCGATGGCGATCTGGCGGTCTTTCAGCAGTGAGAAGGTTGCGCCTTCGCCTTCTGAAACCGGTATTCCTCCGGCCGAGAAGTAGTGCATGTCCGTGAAGCCGTCCCACATCTGACGGATCGGGGTGACCCAGAGCTGTCGCGCTTCAGCGTCGGTGTAACGACTGATGATCTTGAGGATCTTGCCCAGGTAAACGTCTTCTTCTTGCGCCACCATTATTTTTCGCAGCCGGGCCGCCGCGGCCTCGATCTCTTCTTCGTGAGGCCGGTCCACGGCTATCCGCCAGGGTCGATCGGGGTTGCCGCCAACATTGGGCGTGATCGAAAAATTCTGGCCCAGCGTTTCGAGTTCCTCACGCTTCGCGAGGCTGCAATTCAGTACTTGGTTAGCAGCTCCCAGGTATGCGTCAATTTGCTCGCCTTCGCTTCCAATATGTTTGGTTTGACGTCTTCCCGCCACTTCAAATCGCCCCAATTCAGTTCCTGTTGGTCAGAGAATTTCACATCCATTGCAGCCTTGTGGCCTCAGGCTTCGCTCGAATCACACTGATCGGTAGATACACTCAACTCTGTCCACCGGAATAGAGGAGCTGCACACCGTGTCGATCACGATCTTCCTGCTGACGCTCGGTGCCGCCGCGCGCATCGTCCGCTTCATCAACAGCGACTACCTCGCACGAGGAGTCCGAGCATTCTTCATCCGCCGCCTCGGCCCAGACCACGACATCCCGTACGCACTCACATGCGCTTGGTGCCTGTCGATCTGGGTCGCAGGCGGTCTCTTCGCTGTGGCCTGGTTCTACGGTGAACACCCCGGATTCATCATCCCCGCCATGGCACTGACAGCGTCGTACCTCATCGGCCTCGCCGCATCCAACCTCGACCCCGCCGAGGTGGACTGATGCGCACCCGCCGCCCCGACAGCAACGCCCACGCCATCGCCGAGAAACTCGCAGGTGGCGCACCGCCACACCCCGGCCGATCGAATCGCGCCGAACGCCGCCTCAGCAGAGCCTCCATTCGCCGCGGCTCCGTCGTCGGCAACTACGTCACCCCCTCTACGTCGCGTCGTCTCCCTCCGCAATCAGTCACCGCCGCCGCCGAAGTCGTCTACGGCAAAAGCCTCGCCCGACAAAAGAAACGCCCACCAGTCGCTGGCTGGCAAAACGAATCATGGGAACTCCGTGGGCAAGTACCCGAGTTCCGTTTCGCCGGCGACCGCGTCGCACGCGGCGCATCCCAATACAAACTGTTCGCAGCGAAACGACCCGATGTCAGCAACGACGAACCAGAACGCGTCGACGAGGGCCTCGCCTTCGAACTGTGCTCCGAGATGTTCGGTGACACCGCCCGCACACAACAGGCCCTTCACCGCGGTGGACAGCAGCTCGCCTTCAACGGTGACAGCCTCCTCGTCGTCAGCGAAGACGAGAACGGATTGTCCTGGGCGCCGCACTCCGTCAACGAACTCACCGGACAAGGCAAGTCCTGGAAACTCAACGACGGCATCGAAACCCGCAACCTCACAGAAGACGACGTCGTCATCCGCTGCTGGAAGCCCGATCCCCAGTTTCAGGCGCTGGCGGACTGCCCTGCGAAAGCTGTTCTCCCCATCGCCCGCACACTCCGCGCACTGGGGAAACGAACCGGAGCAGAGATCGACTCCAGGCTCGCAGGCGCCGGCCTCCTGCTCGTCCCGTCCGAAATCACCCTCGCCGTCCACCGCGAGAGCGACGACCCCAACGAAGACCCGTTCGTCGAAGAGCTGATCGAGAACATGCTCACGCCCATCCAGGATCCAGACTCGGCGGCGGCCGTGGTCCCGATGGTCGCGAAGGGTCCAGGGGAGTTCCTCGACAAGGTGAAACATCTGAGCTTCGCCACACCCCTCGACGAGAAGCTCCCCGACATGGAGACGAGCTCCATCCGCCGTATCGCACTCGGCATGGACTCGCCGCCCGAGACGCTCCTCGGCATGGGGACAGCGAATCACTGGACAGGCTGGCTGATCTCGTCCGAAGAGGTCACCCTCGTCCTCTCGCCGACTGTCGCCACGATCTGTCACGCGCTCACGGTCGGTTGGCTGCACCCGATGCTCGAGGCATCTGGTGTCGAGGACTGGGCGGACTACCTGATCTGGTTCGACGCATCCGAGCTGGAGTTGCGGCCGGACAAGTCGTCGGACTCTCGTGAACTGCATGGCAAGGAAGTGCTGTCTGACGCGGCGATGCTGCGGGAGAACGGATTCAGCGAGAAGGACGCGCCGACGCCGGAAGAAACTCGACGTCGACTGCTCACGAAGCTAGTACTCGCGGACACGACACTCGCGGCGAAGATCCTCCCCGAGCTGGGTATCGACCTCGGACTCGTCGAGCCCGCGCAAGCAGCCACCGAGAAGGCCGGTGCGACCGTTCCGGTGCCGACTCCCGAACCGAAGGCGGAGCAGACCATTCCCGAGAAACCCACCGAACAACCAGACGACAACGTCGAGACAGGACCAGGCGAATGACAGTGACTTCGTTCCGCGCCGAAACCCTGGCTTGTGAGATCGCGGTCCTGCGGGCATTGGAGGTCGCATCGAAACGATCCTTGGGGCGCCGCACTCGCGGCACTGCACCGGAAGTGCCTGCCTACCTGTTGCATACGCATCTGAAGATCGCAGCGACGCACGAGGATTGCGACAAACTGCTGATCGGGGCGTGGGAGCACATGACGATCGTGCTCCCGGAGTCGACGAAGCTGCGGGAGCTGTGCGACTGGTATGTGCGGGAGCTGATCGTGACACGTCGCCCGCACACACGAGCGGATCTGGAACGAGTCCTGGCAGTCGCACATGAGTAGCGTCCTGGAGTTCGTTCGGATTGTGTGGGCGCTGCTCGAGTTCTGGGTGTTCTGATGGCCAGGCAGGATCCGTGGTTGTCGGAGCGGATGCGCGCGGACGCCCGGATCCGCCGCGGCGAACGCAACATCTACCAGGCTGTCATCACCGCGATGACCATCTGGCTCGACACCACCCGACAACTCATCCTCGGCCAACCCGTCCCAGCGCTCACCGCCGCCGGTGACGACCCGATCCCTGACATCGACGCCGCGCAAGCATCATTCGTAGCCTGGGCACGCGCACTCGAGAATCATGTCGAACCCGCAATCGCCGAAGCATTCGGTGAAGCATTCGCAGCACAATCCCGCGCCGCCGACATCAGCCCCGTGCACTTTCAAGAACACCACATGGCCACCGTCCATGACCGCCTCAAGATCTGGCCCGAAGGAGCATTCGAAGAACTCCGCCCAGAACTGCTGGAGGCGATGCAGCAGAACGAATCCATCGAGCAAATCACCGACCGCATCGGACGCATCCTCGACATCGACGCACCATCACGCCGCATCCGCGCCGACATCTCCGCCATCGACGCACAAATCGCCGACCCCGCAACAGATCGCGACGAACTGCCATTCCTGCGCGGCAAGCGCCGGCGCCTATGGAATCAGCACGACGAGTCGCAGCAGCAGTGGAAATGGTTGGCGCGCCGCATCGCTCGCACCGAAATTCAGGGCGCCGTCGAGGGCGGATCGTTGGCGTCCGCGCAAGCGACCGCCGAAGCCACCGGTGAGGAAATGTACAAGGCGTGGCTGTCCACCTCCGATGAACGCACTCGGGCATCCCACAACGTCGCTGACGGGCAGATCGTGAAACTAGCTGAACCGTTCCGCGTCGGCGTCGCACTGCTGATGCATCCCGCGTTCCCTGGCGGCCCGGCACACGAGGTCATCAATTGTCGCTGCACCATGCGGATCCTCACGTACAGCGAGATGCAGGCAGAACTGCAAGGGATGTGGGGTGGCCGCGGAGTCTCGCCAATGGGCGCCCGACTCGGCCCCGACGACGAAGCCGACGCCGCCACAGCGATCGACCGTCTGAACCGAGAACGCCGCGGCGAAGTACTCGACCCCATCGAACGCACCGAACCCGAGATTCAGGACATCGTGAACGTCGACGACGACGTTCAAGAAAACCCCAATCTGCTTGAACCGGACGACGACCCATTCACCACCCCACACGACGACCTCCCCGACCTAGAGGACGACATTCCCGATGATGAACTTCACGTGGCAGACGAAGAACCGGACCTGGACACTGACGACGAAGAGCTACCAGATCACCCTGCAGTCGAAGGAGATCCAACCGACGACAGCGACAACGAAACCGAACCTGAGGTACATCAGCCGGACCCTGATCCTGCCGACATCCCTGACGTCGAAGAAGAACCCGCCCCGCCGCCGGCACCGACCGAATCGGTAATCCTCGAACCGATCATCGAAACGACGCCCACACCGGAGCCTCTCGTCTTCGGTGACCTCGACGTCGACGACGCCCGCCGATGGGCCTCCCGGGCATGGCCGCTGGACCGCAACTCGTTCGACCCGGAAGTATCCCGTGCGGTCACCCAGTACACCGGCGACTTTCACGACGTCATGAACGAGTCACTGCGCGGAGAGTTTCTCGCTGAGACGTCGGAAGCGAATCAGCGGATGGTCGCGAACCTGCGTCGAGCGATCGACGAAGCACCACGTGTTCCCGAACCGGTCCACGCTTTCCGGGAAGTATCGAGGTCTGATGCGTTTCAACTCCCCGATGAGGACAGTCTTGCTGCGCTTCTAGGTGAGGCATTCACAGACCTCGGATTCATGTCGACGTCGCTTACACAGGCGACGGCCGGCGCGGCGGATTTGTCCACCGATACCGTCATGGTCGAGATCGCTGTACCCGCTGGGTATGCCGCGATTTACGTGTCCGGGACGACCAGCCAGCAGGCCGACAGCATCCTGTCGGCGTTCGGAAATGCGGAAGTTGAACTGATCTTGAAGGATGGCACTACAATCGTGATCACAGGCATTGAGTTCGACTCTCGCGGGCGTCCGATCCTGCAGGCCGAAGTCATCGACATCATGGAAGGGGAGTAGACGATGAGCAACAAATTCCTGATCGACTACCCCCTCAAACGTGTCACCGTTGGTCGGCGTTTCGGTGGCCGGCCGGAAGGCATGGGTCGTTGGCAGCGGATCCCGAACCTGGGTGTTCTGTGGACGGACGACAAGGAAGCACTGCAGCTCGGCATACTCAAGAGTCAAGACAACAAGCTGGCGAACGCACTACGGCGCCGGATGGTGTTGATGGCTGTCGACGGTATGACCGCGACCGCCGCGTTCGATCTGATCGCTCGCGAAAACCGCACCTACATGATCATGCACGGTGATCTCGCGGACCGCGGCGAAGACAACTTCTGGAACTGACACCCGCCGGCTTCACTGCCGGAGTTGAACACGATCACTGTTAACGGTAGATACTCTTGTCGGTGTCTACCGTGAACAGGAGTCCAGGATGACTGCACCAACCACCCCGGCGGGGGAGAAGAAGCCGCTGCCCACCGGCTGGCGCGGGCCCGTGTTGCCGCTGAACACACCGTCGGGTGACATGCGGCAGTTCATGCTCGCCGACGGCGCTGAACCCGCGGTCCGGCCACTGCCAGTTGCACTCTCCGCGCAAGGTGAAATGTGGGGCGCCCACCAGGGTTCCCGCGTCGTCGGTCTCGTCACTCGGGCGTGGGTTCAGGACGGGCACCTGTGGGCGGAAGGTCCGCTGGACTTGGAGGACGAGTTCGGCGCCGAGTACGCCCGTAAACTAGGCGATGGATTCGCAGGCTGGGTATCCGCTGACCTGTCCGACATCTCACTCGAGGAAATCCCCCTGAGGTCCGACAAATCGGAATGGGCGCCAAACGAACTCGCAACAGCGTACGCAGCCTTTGAAGAAGGCGCCGGTGACGAGCCTGACGTCGCCGGCCAACTACTCCGTGTGCACGAGTGGAAGCTGATGGGCGTCACCGGTGTCTCGTCGCCAGCGTTCGAAACCTCCCGGATCGAACCGGTATACGGCGACGAGTTCACCGCGGTCCGTGCATCCGCCGCATTGACCGCTGCCGCGGAACAACATTCAGGGGCGATGATCGCACTCGTCCCCTCGGTCGAGGACTGCGCGCGGCTCGCGATCGACGGCTACGAACCCGCCGACGTCCTCCACACCACTCTCGTATTCCTGGGCGACGCAGCGAATTGGTCGCCGGAACAGCGGGACACACTCGAGGTGGCAGTGCGTGCGCTCGACTTCATCTGCCCACTGTCCGGTTCGGTGATGGGACACGCGCAGTTCAACCCAGCAGGGGACGAGCCGTGCGCTGTGTACCTCGCCGAAGCGTCTGGACTCAGCGCGATGCAATCATGCACGTACGGTGCCATCGTCGACAATGTCGACCTACCGCCGATCCCAGAGCCCTACGACACCTTTTTGCCGCACATCACAGCAGGCTACGGGCTCGACGTCAGTAAGCTCATCGAAGTAGGGCCGATTCGCTACGACCGGATCCGCATCGCCTTCGCCGACACCGACGTCCGCGACATCCCCCTCGAACCCGTCACCGCAGGACTAGTCGCCAGCTCCGTCGTATACGACACCGCCGACTTCACCATGCCCGAACCCGACGAGCTCACAGCGCTCACCGTCACCGACGACGGCCGCGTCTACGGGCACCTCGCACAAGCCGACTCGTGCCATATCGGATTCGCAGACGTCTGCGTCAGCCCACCCACCAGCGCCACCGGATACGCCTACTTCCACCAAGGCGAAATCTCCACCACCGAAGGACCACTCCCAGTCGGAAAGCTCACCCTCGGAACCGGACACGCCGGAATGCGACAAGCGGCCCGCGCCGCCGCCGAGCACTACGACAACACCGGCACTGCAGTCGCCGTCGTCCGATGCACCGACGGACTCTGGGGGCCATGGCTTTCCGGCCGCATCCTCCCCGGAATTGACGACGACCGCATCGACGAACTCCGCCGATCCGGAGTATCCGGAGACTGGCGCAGCATCCAACGAGGCTCCAACAACCTCGAACTGGTCGCAGTCCTCGCCGTCAACGTCCCCGGCTTCCCAGTCCCGCGCACCCGCGCGCTCGCCGCATCCGGCATGCGATCCCTCATCGCCGCCGGCGTCCCACCAACACGAAAGCATCATGTCGAACCAGCACAACCGATTACAGCTTCAGCCATCGCATCCCACGTCCGTGCGGAACTCCGTGCGTCTGCGATTCGAGAAAGCCGTCGCGAGACGGCTGCCCAACGTGTCCGGACAGCGCGCCTGGCAGCGGCTACTCGACGAGTCGCACGGCTCGGGAAAGAACGCCGTGTTCGGACACCAGATGGCGAGAGAAGGTACGGGCAACCCATCGAGTCCGTCATTAAGGGGAGGGGCAGATTGCCCTCCACACCGGGCAATGGAGGAAGTTCCGACGCTGGTGGTGATGACGCTGAACGAGCCCCCGATCTTGCTGAGCGCCGACGGGTGCTTCCCGACGGAATTGTGATCGGCGATGTCACTCCCGGTGGGTCATCGGAGCGTCCGGAGACATGGGCGACCGCTGACGACCTCCGCACGGAAGGTCTCGTCGCTCCTGCAAGTGACCCAGATAAGTACTTCAGCCAAAGTGAACTCGAATCCGTCCAGTGGCTTCGCAGCAACGGCGTCGATGTCGTGTCGGTGCTCGAACGAGACAGAGACGGAGTCAAAACCCCGGACTGTGTGGCGTTGGTTGCGGACGTGCCTGTCGAAATTAAAGGGGTGTCAAAACCATCCGAAAACGCTGTGTACAAGCAGATACGGCGTGCAGATGAACAGTCAGGGCACGTATTCGTAGACGCGTCACAATCCGGAGTCACACGCGAAGTTGCCGAATCGGCGCTGAGGAACGCAGTTCGCATGCGTGGAGCGCACATGATCGAAGTAACCATCCTTGTGGAGCGAGCCAATCCAAGCACTCCGAACTCCCGCGACGTTGTCGTATCATGGTCACATGGCTGACACATCGGTATACCTCGCTGAAGGTTCGGCGACCGATGGTGTCGCCGAGATCGTCAAGGATGTCATCAAAGGCAGCCGTGTCCGATACTCGATCGATCCCACTGCGGACGAAGAGCCTGGATACACCGTCGCTATCGACTTGAGTATCAAGGACTACGAGTCCGGTGACATCGCTGAAATGTACGACAAGGCCGACAAGATTCGTGACACATTGGTCTCGAAGTTGGGTCTGAACGCGCGCACGGAGAATGAACTCGAAGAAGACTCCGATGGCATGTAATTGCGGTGGTGGAGCGAAGCGTACGGTGCATCAGGTTCGCCGATCGGATGGAACTGTGAAGCGTTACGCGACAGAGGCTGAGGCTAAAGCAGCCGCATCCCAGCCAGGCGCCACCTACACCAAGATTGAGCGCTGACACTGAGCTTCATCACTCATCTCCAACTCAGGGGATAGAGTGTGCGTATAGATCGCCGCTGGCTGTGGGCCGGGCACCAAGTGCCCGCATGACCCAGGAGGCCCACGGTGGACCCCATCACTCTTCAGGATCTGATCAATGCCGCGCAGGGCGAGGACGGTAAGCCGCCCGCCGACCCGGCGAAGGCTGTAGCCGAGTATCTCGCCGCGCACCCCGACGCAGATGTCGCCGCTCTGCAGGCGGAGGCAGTTCAGTCGTTCACCGAAATCAGCGCTGCCGGTGCCGATTCCGACGACTCTCTCGCTGCTGTCGAAGCTCTCGCCGATGTGATCGACGGCGTCAAGGTCGAGCAGGAACGTATCGACGCGGCTGGCGAGGAGAAGCGTGCGAAGCTCGCTGCTCTGTCTGAGCGCGTCAAGGCCGCAACAGGTTCCGAGGCTGAGGGTGAGGACAACGCGGATGCTGACGCGACTGCCGAAGCCGAGGTTGTCGCCGAAGCTGAGGCTGTTGCAGTGGACGCTGCTGGGGTTGACGCGAATGTGGATGCCGCCGCTGCCGCTGAATCTGCTGCTGTCCCGGAGGCTGTCGCCGCGTCCGCTGCGAAGCCCGTTCGTCGTGTCCGTCTCTCCCAGATCGAACGAAAGCCGGTCACGATGCCCGCCGAAAACAACGTCGACACAACCCCGCGCGCGACGATCCTCGCCTCGGCTGACGTTGCAGGGTTCGCACCAGGGCAAGGGCTGTCCACCAGGGAACTCGCCGACGCTGCGAACGTGAAGCTGCAGTCCCTGTCGGCATCCGGTAGCCGCAACAGTGCATCCGTGGCCCGGATCCACGTCCCGTTCGACGAGGACCTGACGGCCGACGGCCGCAACGATCAGGACGTCATCGATCACGCCGCCGACGTGGGCCGTCTCGCTGGCGGCTCGCTTGTCGCAGCAGGCGGTTGGTGCGCACCATCGGAAACGCTGTACGAACTCGGTGGGATCCTCGCCGATGCCAACGCCGGCCTGGTCGACCTGCCTGAGGTGAAGGCGGCGCGTGGTGGCCTGCGATTCACCGAAGGCCCCGATTACGCCGCGATCTATGGCGATTCGAAGATCGGGTTCATCCAGACGGAGGCTCAGGCAGCGGCAGGGTCCGGTTTCACCAGTCCGACCGGCGCGACAATCGCAGGAACGGAAAAGCCGTTCTACCGCGTCCCGTGCCCCGAGTTCACCGATAAGCGTGCCGAAGCCGCGGGCCTCGGTATCGTCGCCGGGATCTTGCAGAACGATGCATACCCGGAGCTGACACAGGAAGCTGTCGAGCACGCGCTGATCGCACATCAGCATCGCGTGAACACTCGCTCCCTCAACCGGATGGTCGCAGAGTCGGGTACCGCGATTGCACTGGACCTCGGTCCTTCTGCCACTACGTCGGTGCTCAACGCGGTCGGTATCCAGATCGTGGACTACCGCTACGCAAATCGCATGTCTCCCGAGGCGGAACTCGAAATCGTTCTGCCGCTCTGGCTCAAGGAACTCGTCCGCGCCGATCAGTCGGTGCGTAACGGCTCCAACGTCACGGAAGCCCTCGAGGTCACCGATCAGAAGATCGACGCCTGGTTCAAGGCCCGCAAGGCTGTACCTCGTTGGGTCTACGACTGGCAGGACGCGTTCTCCGGTGTGGCTGGCGGGTTCGGTGCCGCAACTGCAATCACGGCGTGGCCCACCACAGTCGACATCATGATCTACAAGGCAGGCACGTTCGTTCGTGCACGCGGCGAGGTCATCTCCGTCGACGCGATCTACGACCCCACCTCGCTGAAGCAGAACGACTTCCACCGTCTCTTCGTCGAGGAGAAGCTGCTCGTCATCAAGCGTCGCTGGAAGTCTCGCCTGGTCCGTGTCCCTCTCGCAGTGAACGGTGCCGTCGGCGCCGCTCGCGAACTGGACGCTCAGGGCAAGATCGTCGTCACCACCCCGTAGTCCATCACCGGGCACACCTGCAGACCTCTTGCGGTGTGCCCGGTGGTGTTCCACTGACCCCACAATCTTCTGGAGGCTACGGTGGCTGTCGCACCGGCTCTATACGTCGCAGCGCCGACGCTCACACCAACTCGATTCGGACTCGTCTCGGCCGGGGATTTGGTGGTTCCCGAGGACCCCCGATTCGTCAATGGCATTCAGTTCGAAAGCAACCCGTCCGGCCCTGTGAAACTCGCGCCCACGGAATGCGAAGACCCGCAAACCCGCACTGTCGTTGACGGCATCGAGGTCATCGAAGCGGGCCCGATCATCGTGTACAACGGATTCACCTGCCGCGCTGTCGGTGTCGACGAATCCGAAATGCTGGACCGCGCCCGCAAAGCCCTCACCGGTGGCGAATGGGCTGGTGTCGAGAAGGCGCTGCCGTTGATGAACGCCGAAACCGACATCCTCACTACCGCCGCTGTGCCGCTGGTGAAGGGAATTGGTCTGCTCGAGGATCATCTCACCGAGCAGTACGGCGGTGTCGGTGTTATCCATGCACCGCGTCATGTCGCGATGTTCGCTGCTGAGCGCCGGCAGGTCGACGTCGATGCGGGCCGCAAGGTGACTGTGCTCGGTACGCGCTGGTCGTTCGGCAATTACTCGAACACCGACGTCGAGGGCGATCCCGCTGCTGTCGATACTGCCTGGCTTGTCGCCACCGGTGCTGTGCAAGTCCGGCGAGGTGATGTCAAGCAGCGGCCGACATCGTTCGCGGAGGCATTCAACTACGCCACCAACGAGATACAGGCGATCGCAGAGCGAACCTATGTCGTGTCCTGGGAAGCGGTCCAAGCCGCTGTCCTCATCAACCTCACCAGCAGTTAGGAGCACTGTTATGCCTTCGATCATCCCAACCCCCGACAAGGCACAGGAAGTTGCCCGCGCACTTCTGGAAGCCGCGGATTCCCCTGACGACGTCCGCACCGACACGTCAGGCCCGAGTCTCGCGTTCGTTGTGTCGGACGAGCTCGCCACGAAGGCCGGCTTCGGCGAGTACGACGACGATCCGGAACCTCTTCCCGAGCCCGAGCCCGAGCCCGAGCCCGAGCCCGAGCCCGAGCCCGAGCCCGAGCCCGAGCCCGAGCCCGAGCCCGTCGCGACCAAAGCGGTGAATGAGCCCAAGACACGCGCACCGCGTAAGACTGCCACCAAGGACGCCTGATGGAAGGGCGATCAACGCCGATGGTTCCGATGATCGGCGCGAAACGTCTGTCGCTGATCCTGGCGTTGGTCGCCATGTTCACCGGCATCGCGTACGTCGGACCCAGCTTCTGGGTCCGCCGTCCACTCCCCGAAGGGCAACTCTCGCTGGTCGTGATCATCGAATCGGCGGGTCCTGTGTGGCCGGTGCTGTTCTTCGTCGCGTCCGGAGTCGTTGCAGCATCAGCGATGTCGCGCCGCTATGTCGGATACGCGCACTCCGTCGCGGCAGGTGTGTGGGGCTTCTACGGCACCGCAGTACTGCTATCGGCCGTGTACGCCGAACCCCCATCACCGATCCTCACTGGCGGCCTTGCGTTGGGAGCGACACTGATTCACCTCGGAATGATCCGTGTGTGGTCTGACCTAGGGGTGAAATGAGTGAAACTGTCGGCATCGTCCTCGCCGCGATCAACGGCATAGGAATCATGATCGGCGGCGTACTGACCGTGTGGAAGTCGGTGGCCACCACAAATGTTCGGACGTTGGAACAGCGGCTCGACACAGTCGAGGAAGACCTGGGTGTCGAGCGCGAGTTCTCCACAGCCATGGCTCACTGGGGGCACGCCGTAATGGTCGAGGCGGCGTCGCAGGGAATCACATTGCCGGACATGCCGAGACGAAGGGCAGTCGCATGACCGTTATCACTGAGGATTTCCGTCAGTTGGATGGGGTTGCTCCGTTCCCGGCGGATTTGGCGTTCGTGTACTTCACCGTTCCGCGGCGTCGCGAGAACGCGGCCGGTACATGGGTTGTGGTGCCGGTCGAGGTGAAATGCCGTCTCGTGGCGGGGAAGCTGACATCCCCGAACCTGGATCCGGGTGAGGCGACAGTGCGGATCGGGCCGCACGGTCCGACGTACAAGATCATCATTCCGGCGACTGATGCCCGGTTGTGGGATCTGATCGAAATGTACGAGATCCCCGATCCGCCGGTTGTCTCTCTGGTGAAGCAGTATCTGGAGGACACGAAGGAAGCGCGCGATATCGCTGTCGCAGCGGCCGAAGGTGTCGCCGGTATCGGTGAGGATCTTGAGCAGATCGCGCAGGATCGGGCGGCAGCAGAGGCCGCTCGCGACGCGGCTGAGGGTTTCGCCACCAACGCGGGCACATCGAGAGAGCATGCGGAAATAGCTGCCGATGCCGCCGGTGATTCCGCGACCCTTGCGGGCCAGCACGAGATGGCGGCCAGTGGCCACGCGAGCAGCGCCTCCGACAGCGCCACCGCGGCTGGTCAGTCCGAGACTGCCGCAGGCCAGCACAAGGTCGCCGCCGAGGCTGCCTCTGAACGATCCGAGCAGATCGCCGCCGGAATCCAGGACGTCGCAGAGGACGCCGCCCAGGTCGCCGAGGATCGGCTGACAGTCGAGTCGGCAGCCGCAGCAGTCGCGACTGACCGTCAGACGGTCACCGATGCGCGCGATGTCGTGGTCACGGCGAAGCAAGCTGTCGAGCAGATCCAGACCGATGTTCACCAGACGAAGGCCAGCATCGAAAACACTGCGAGTTTGGTCGACCAAACCCTGGAGCAGTACGGCACTCAGTTCGTCGCAGAGCGGGAACTGTCGCAACAGGCGGTAACCGATGCGACGCTGCAGGCGCAGCGAGCCGAGGACGCCGCAGACGGCATCGTTGCGGGCTCCGTACTCGACAACGCAGTCACGACACCGAAACTCGCTGACGAGGCTGTCACGAAGGCGAAGACATCGCCCGCCGTGCAGGCCTCGCTCGACAAGGCGGACGGGGCAGTGCAGGGGAATGACCCCCGCCTTACCGATCCACGGCCGCCGACCGCGCACACGCACACCGAAGCTCAGATCACCGGCCTGACTGCCAAACTGGGCGGGCTGCAACCTGTCAGCGAGAAGGGGCAGGCCAATGGCTACGCGCCTCTTGACTCGAATGGGAAACTGGCTGCGGCATATCAGCCGTCGTACGTTGATGATGTTCTCGAGTATGCGAACCTCGCAGCGTTCCCCGCTACGGGTGAGACCGGGAAGATCTACACGTCCCTCGCGAACAACCGGATTTACCGGTGGTCCGGTTCGGTGTACATCGAGATCGCACCGTCGCCCGGTTCGACAGATGTCGTTGCTGAGGGCGCGACGAACAAGTACTTCACCGACGCCCGCGCTCAGGCAGCTCTTGCTGCGGCCCTCGCGCTGCTGGCTCCGAAGGCGAATCCGGTGTTCACCGGTGCGGCAAAGGGCGTCCCGTATCCGATCGGTTATGTAGCGGCGCTCGGGACGCGTGCCGTCGGATACTTGGAACTTCCTGGCGGACTGACTATCCCGGACCCGTGCACGATCACCAAGATCGTTTACAGCTTCGACATCCCCGACGCATCGGGCTCTACAACGGTGGAGCTTCGAAAGAATGGTGCGACCATCCCCGGCACGTCGCTGGCGGTAACGGCGGCGAACCAGGCCGGCGGATCCACGACCATTGCCGCTCGTACAGTGTCCGGACTTAGCATTGCGCTCGCCGAGGGAGATGTTCTCTCCGTCTACGTATCCGCCGTCGGCGCCACCCCGGGTAAGGGACTGACCGCGAATATCAAGGCGGTGACCAGTTGATCATCGTGCGCCCCGGCGCGAACCTGTTTCCACCTGTCGGCATGTATCGAACTGCGACCGCCAACATGGAATCCACTACATACATTCCGATCCCGAGCATGACCGCCAACCCGAACTTGCTCGGGTCCGTGGTGACGAACAACGCGCTCGTATGTCAGTCGGCGGGCGAAGTTCGGGTTGCTTTTTCTGCTGTGATGAAACCTGGCGACAGCGCCGTTCAGTACATATCGGTATTCAAGAACGGCGTACAAGTCCCCGGCTCCGAGGTCTCCGCTGCGGGCAAGTACAACGGAGCATCCGTGTTCTTCGGATCAGTGGTCACTACGGTGAATTCGGGAGACGTCATCGACCTTCGATGGAGAAAATCCACTGGAACCTGGGCCGTCTCCATGCTGGCGGACTACACCAGAATGAACATCACTTCGTCTTCAGTCCTCCCGGCAGGGGCGACGACCACGGCGACCTTCTCGCCGTCCTCCGGTTGGACCGACGTACCGAACATGTCCGCCGACTCGGGCACGACGCTGAATGGCAACTCCCTCGTCGCTCCATCTACGAACCCAGTGGCGATCCTGGCGGCGTCGACCCCTGCGAACGTCAACGACAGCACGGCTCTACGGTTCTTGATCAATGACGCGGTCGCCTACACCGGACCGACAATCCCGGCGTATGACCAAACGATCTGGGCCGTGGCTTCCGTCGCAGTGAACGCGGGCGACCTGGTCAGGGTGCAGTACAACCGTGGACCCTATGCTGCGTCGATAGCCGCAGGGTTCAGATTCATGGTCCTTTGACCGCACGACAAAGCTCCCGACTTACGAGCTGGGACCGCTTTGCATTTACCGGATACGTCGATGGCCAAGTGGCACGCCGAATGGCTGGTACAGCAGATGAGAGACAACCGCACGCCGCAGAAGCAACGCGCAAGTGAGCAACGAGACCGTAAATATTGCGAACCTGTTCAAGGATCCTCCACTCAAGACTGCCCGACAATCTCAGAGTGCCGTGGCGAAATGGAAGGTTACTACATTGGTGCTGCGGGGTTACTGTGAGTTGGCGTTCTGAATCAGTTCAGAACAAACTTCCACCTGTTCGAAGTTTGAGGTGAAGTTCACTGAGTTGCCCAACCTTCGCGGGGAAGATGCTGGGTGGCTACAGATATCTGCGGATTTCGTCGGCAACCAATTCGGGTGAGACGTGGTGGAGATAATGTGAGTCGGAGTCCGCGATCACTGTGCGCGGTGACTCTGCTGATGCGATGGCAGCTTCATGCTCACGGAGGAGGGTGGGATCACTCCGCTTAGCTGAAATCGTTGTCGCCGGTACGCCAGACAGGTCCGGTGATCGCAGTGACAAATCAGCGAGGCTTGGCAGGAACTCTCGCGCCTCGCGGAGAGCTGTCCGCGCTGCGTGAATGGGGTGTCGCTCGCCATTTCCTGGACGGGAGAATGCCGCGGCGATAACGCGGCGAGAGTACTTCAGTGAAACACTCGCTCGACTGACCCATGTAGCCGATTGAGCGAGACGCTCCACGGATTCGTCAACGAGAACTACACCTTTCAGCTTTTCCGGTGGCAGTGATTCTGCTGCGCGCCGAACCAACGGGCCGCCGTAAGAATGACCAACCAAGACGACGGGTCCTTCGACGGAGTGCACGAGCTGAAGAAAGTCGTCAGCCATTCCGTCAAGGTCATAGGGCGTGGCTCGGGGATCACTTGATCCATACCCCGCCCGGTCGTAGGCGACTACCGCGGCGTGAGTGTTGATCAGCGGCTCAACATGCCGCCAATCCTCCTTGCTTCTGCCTAGGCCAGATGCAGCAACAACGGTCGTGCTGCCGACCCCGCTTCGAGACGTCGCCAATCGGCGGCCGTCGGCGAGCGCTATGGAGCCTTCCCCCTGGATGGTCATGACCAAGTAATATCAGACAAACCGGAAGTAACATCTACACCGGTCGGTTTTTTGGATTGAACCCGGCTGTAGATCTGCTGGAAGCATGGACTGCGCAACGCAGGTGCATCGAACCGAAACCCCCAACTGCGTGATGGGGTGGGGTGCGCGGGCCGTGCAGGTCTTCCCTCGCACTTCGGGCCTGCGCGGCAGACTCCAAGCGCCGCCACTGACAAACTAAACGTCCGGATCTTCGTCCATCGTTCCGATGGGGACGTGGAACGTGACGAGCGCTCCCGCGGAGATGAGGAATGCCTTCTCGGCGCCGTCGATGGTCGCACGAACCAGCCCAGTTCCTCGTCCGTTCATGATGGTCTCGACGTCCAACATCAGGCGTTTGACCTCGGCGACGGGCAGCTCGTAGCCGTCTGAGCCGTACTGGAAAACCGCCTCGGTCATTTCTGGGTTGTGATCGGTATTTCGGTGCTTCACAGTCACCTAGTCTGCCAACAGCGGCGAACTTGGCAAGTGGTGGCCCAACCGGATCGCGGCTGCCCGGCCGGCCCGGTTGGGCCATGCGTGCTCGCCCGGGCGCATTCAGTCGGCACGCAGTCCTCGGTGTTCCGCTCCAGGTGCCCACCGATGCTGAGCGTGACCGCAGCTCGGTGGGCGGCGCGCTCGAACTGTCGGGGACGGGCGCGCGGTCTGGGTGGTCCGCCGACGTCAGGTGTGAACATCCAGTCGGCGGACCATGCGTGTCGGGACCGATGAAAGTTCGACACGCAGATCAGTGGTCCGCCGGGGAACAGGTGGGGGTTCGTTCCAGCGGACCAAACCGTAGGTGCCCCGGCCGTTCGCTTTGCAAACATGGGCGGTCCGCCCGTTCGCTAGTCAGCAACGACCGGGCGGACCAGATTGATTGCCTCGCTCGACTTGCGCGTGACCACATTGTGGGTGAGGCGTGCATCGACGTTGGAGGCCGGATGCCGATCTGACTTTACCGAAGGAGAGGTGAGCCCGCTGATCATCGAGGAGGTGCCCACCGAGCTTTTCTTGTGCCGTAACTCGGTGGGCGCGCGTGTCGTACCGCTCCCCAGTCTCGACACGCAGTTCTCGGTAACCCGCCCGATCGCTCGTCAGTAACAACCAGGCGGGCCGTGTGCGCCCAAATCCGACTAAAGAAAAGACGCACAGTCCATAGGTGGCCCGCTCGAACTAAATCGGGGGGACTCGTCGAGCGGGCCGGGTGCGCGTCGCGGGGGGTGCAACGCGCACCGCGCAATGCTACTTCGGCGCGCGAGCCGGTGCATGTCTGAGCGCGGCCGAGCTGGTCCTCCCTTACCTTGCGACCCCGCGGGGTCGGCTGTAGGCGCGGTGGGAGAAGGACCTCGGACTGTTGGAATTATGTTGTTTGCGTGGGGACCCGGCCTGGCCAGGTGTGGCCGGGTCCCGTCGAACGCCATCCGCGTTGAGCACACAACGCGGAATGACCAACCACTTGCCGGATTCGACCCCTCGATTGAATCCGACCCCTCGAACGTATTCGGCAAGCATCAGGCAAACACGCAAATCGGACATAAATCCACCAAACGGACGAACGTGGCCCCAGTCCTCAGTGGGAGTATGAAGGCCGCTCTCAGCCTTGTAGGGGAGGGCCCACCCCCGGCGAGTGGACAGCCGGAGGGCAGGCCTTGCGCGGCTGAACTGACCCACTCAGAATCGCCGCAGCAAAGGAATTATATCCGCTTCCCGAACGTCGTAAACGCATCGGTTGGCGGGGCCGAGCTGGTCTTCCCTTACCCTCCCGACCCCGCGTGGATGAAGATAGCAAACATCGAACAGGTGTGCGAATATCTGGGTATGCCCAGCTACGAACGGCCACCGAAACAATGCCCCAACAGGCACCCATTCGGACCCAACACATGCCTCGTCGGCTGGGAAGTCTGCGCCTGCACCACCGCCCACAACGGCGGCCACCGCACCCATTACTGCCGACAATGCGGAGAAACCGTCCGCACCCCACCCTGCGCCGGCGCCAAACCCCAAACCGACCGCTGGACCAACAAACCCGCACGCATCCCGCCCCCACCGGCAGACAACGACTATCCTCACCTGTAGAGAGCTGCTGGCTGTGGGCCGAGCGAATCATCTTCCGCTCGGAGGCTCACATGCCCACCACAGTCTGGCCCACCATCCGCTCGCACGTCGTCCGCACCACCAACCTCGACAACTGCGGCGCCCCCGTGTTCGGACCCAAGTCGCAGATCGTGTCCGACGGCCACGTGTCCATCAAGATCAGCCCCCAGTACGAGGACGGCGAAGAGACCGCCCCCAAGAACGCGGCCGGCAAGATCCAGTTCGTCGACAAGGCGCAGGATGAGCTGAAGTATCACAACGTCGAAATCGCGTTCCTACAGGTGCATCCCGAGTTGTTCAGTCAGACGACCGGTCAGCCGATCGTCCTCGACCATGCGGGCAACGCGACCGGTATCCGTATCGGTGCGACGATCCGATCGAACTTCGCGCTCGAGACATGGACCGACGTTCCCGGCACCGTGTGCGGTCCGGACGGAAAGCTGTACGGCTACGCGCTGTTGCCGTGGATCAAGGACGGTCGTCTCGGCGATTTCTCCTTCGAGAATGCGCTCGCGAACTTCACCATCACCGCGCGCACCGAAGCGCGTTCACCGTGGGGTGTGGGTCCGTACGACGTGGTGCTGAATGCGGTGGTAGCTCCCGCAACGGAGCCAGCGGCAGGTCCACTGCTGACGCCGATCGCGGCGGATCAGCACATTCACATGGAGCCGACGTCGATCATCTACCCCGCGCCGACTGCTGGTGCGGTCGCGCTCGCTCCGTGATCGGTTCGTTCGTGTGAGATGGCGGGCACCAATTCTGGTGCCCGCCATACCCGTATCTGCAGGAGGCATGTTGTGAGCGGACCGTGTGATTGGCCGGTGCAGTCGTCGGCGAAGGAGTGGACTGACGCTGATCCAGATGACAAAGCTGTTGCCGCGGAGTTGGCGACACAGAATCTGTGGGCGTTGACGGGACAGGTGTTCGGGCTGTGCGAGGTGACGGTGCGGCCGTGCTTCAGCCCCACTGACTATTCGACGTACCGCGGCCGGTCCGGTTCGGGCGGTGACTGGTTCCCAGGGCTGGTGTCGGGTTCGTGGATGCCAGGGTCGTGCGGTTGCGCTGACGGATGCAATCACCCGTCCGAGGTTGCCTTACCTGGCCCGGTGCACTCGATCGTGCAGGTGATGATCGACGGCGACATCCTCGACCCGTCGGAGTACCTGATCCGCAACAATCGTTGGCTCATCCGCACCAATGTTGGGGTGTGGCCGCAGAATCAGAACCTCGGCGTCCCCGACGACGCGGTGGGTGCGTTCACGGTGACGTACAAGCAGGGCATTGAAGTTTCGCTCGCTGGGCAGTTGGCGGCCGGTGATCTTGCGGTCGAGTTCCTGCGCGCTCGCAAGGGCGGCAAGTGCAAGCTCCCGGATCGGGCGATCAGCGTGTCCCGGCAAGGGGTGGACATTCAGCTCGTGGATGCGCAGGTGCTGTTCGAGCAGGGACTGACTGGTGTCGCATCAGTGGACCAGTGGATCGCTGCCACCAACCCCCACAAGATCCGATCCCGCCCCCGGGTGTATTCACCTGATTCGCCGCGTGTAGCGAGGATCCGCTGATGGACGTGTACGGCAAGGCAACCCAACTGCTGAATGAACTGACCTCGCGGCTCGAGTCGACGCGCGCCGGCCAGGTCGACTACGCCGCCGTGCATCCCGGGGACATGGTGCCGGCGTACGGGTGTGCGACGGCGTTCGTTCGGCCGGGGCAGATCTATCCGACGGTCGCGTTCCCGGCGCCGTTGAATCCGGCGCAGATCGATCCGACGCACCCGGTGTCCTACGCGGCGGACCTCGAAATCACCATTTGGCGGTGCTACGGGAACACCAGTGACAATTCGATGCCTGAACTGTACGAACTGGATTCACTGGCCCGCGATGCCCTCGACGACGCGCGGGCGATGATGCGGGCCGTGCAATGCGCATTCGACCGCGGCACCCCGATGTACTGCGGACCGTGGATTCCGAAAGGCCCGAACGGCGGCATTCACGGTGGGCAGATGACGGTCACTGTCGGTGTCGAATTGTGGTGCGCGTGCGATGCGGTGGTCCCGGAATTCGATTCCGTATTCGCACCGTTGGATGGCGATCCTCGCATCGAATAGTGATCGGTAGGCACAGTTGTACTGTGTCCGCCGTATGATCTGGTTCATGACCACTGTGCATGTTCGTGCGAATCAGACCACAGTCGATTGGGCGGAGGGCGCCGAGTTCGTGTGCGAGCGCACTCCGTTCGTCGACAACCTCATCCAACACGGAGGACTCACCGAACTCGATGCGGTGCCCGAGTTCTCCGTCGATAAGTTCAGGACCGACCCGAGTCAGCCGTACGTGACGTACCGCGACAGTGTTCCCGAAGGCGACGTCGTCGACGCCCAGGGCAAGGTTGCGGCTGTGAATGCGGACGTGGACTCCTCGTCCGAGGCGCGGCGGGACGCGGAGAAGATCCTCGCTGACGCCCAGGCGAATCTCGCCGATTCTGAGGCGGATGCTGCTGCGGCGCAGGAAAACCTGAACGAGACCCGTGCCGACTCCGCCGAAATACTCGCCGAGTTGAACACCGAACTCGACAACGAACCGCCGAAGCCCCCGCGCACTCGGAGAAAGAGCAGCTAATGCCCGCCCACGTGGTGATGTACCGGGAACGGATGGAGCAAGGGCTCGCGCACGACGGCATGCAGCGGATGAACGACATCGGCCGGGAAGTCGTCAACCACGCGCGCGCGGACTGTCCCGTCGACTCCGGGCAGCTCCGCTCGTCGATCACTCATCACGTAACCCTCGTCGGCCGGACCGCACGACTTCGTGTCGGGTCGCCGCTCGAGCGGGCGAAGTGGATCCATGAGGGTACCGGCATCTACGGACCGCACAAGAAGCCGATCGTCCCGGTGTCGGCGAAGGCGTTGAAGTTCCCGACGCCAGGGGTTTTCGGTCCTATGCCCCGCGGTGGATCCCGCCGCCCAGGCGGGTTCGTGTTCGCGAAGTCCGTCAAAGGCATCCCATCGAACCCGTTCCTCACCACCGCCCTGAAGACAGTTCTCGGCACCACCAACGTCACCGTTCGCCCCGTCACCAGCTAAGGAAACCGCAAATGCCTCCACGCGCACGCAAAACTGCTACCAAGCCTTCACAGGCCGACGGCAACCCCACCACGAAGGAAGTCGAGAAGGTACTCGACATCATCGAGACCCCAGACGAAATCCTGGACACACCGAAAACTGTCGACGACGAGGGCACCCCCATCCCAGCCGAGCTGCAGTTCAGCACGGAAGATCTCCCTGACCTACCCGAGGACAACGGTCACGTCGAATACCTCACCGTCGACGGTTTCGAGCTCAGAGCCCGCAAACCGGATCCGTCAGCGTGGAACCTGGTCATCGGCATGATGTCCGATGACGCCACCGCGGCAGACAAGGCGCGATCGCTGCAGACGTTCATCAACCACATCTTCGACGAACCGTCTCGCATGTACATCAATCGCCGATTGTTCACGCGCGGTGACAAGTTCGATCAAGACTTCCTCGAACGAATCGTGGTCACGATCATCGAGCGGTTCACTCCGGAGACGAATCGGGAGCAGCGGCGCGCGCGAGCTCGTGCTACGAAGCGCAGCCGATAGTCAGTGGCGGAGCCGTGGGTCTCTGACCCGACAGCGTGGGCAGTAGACGGCCGGGTCATGCACGTGACCCGGCCGGACCTCGTTCCGCTAGTGCACATGATCATTTCGTTCTCACCCATCCAGGTCGTGATGGGTTCACTCCGCGACATCGACGACAAACAGTGGTTGTTCGAGCAGATCCTCGACCCCGAATCGAAGATCGGCAACGATTTCGTTCACCGTGTTGCGGATGCCATGGTGCAGGAATGGTTTTGGATGCCGCGGTGGACGGTGCAGGAAATCTGGTGGAAAGCGATGGGCAACTGGTCCGACGTCGACGGTGAACTGTCGATGCGCGGAGTGGATCTCATGTCGATGCCGCCGGCACAGGCAACGAACACGGTGAAAGCTGTTCTGCGGAAATGGGCATCAGGAAACAAGGAAGCGGCCGAAGAACTTCAGCGTGATCTGACGACGGAGCCGCCGCGTATCGCATTCAGTCCGCAGCGTACGGAAATCACTCCCGAAGTTGTCGAAGCTGAGGGCTACGACTACATGGCAGCACTCAAGTTGGCGAACCAACACCAACGGTGACTTTCCGCTAAACCCGCCGGGTACAGATACCCTGCATATAGAACTTGTCGCTGGCTGTGGGCCGGGCATCACCACTGTGTGATCCCGAGGAGCCTCCGGCGTGACAGCCCCGTACGCAAAAGCTGTAGTCACAGCGGAACTCGACTGGGGAAATGTCGGTGGCGAGTTCGAACGCCGCGTCAGGATCGCAGCGGAGAAAGCAGCGCGTGCAGCCCAGAATCACTTGGACCGCGTCAAGCTGGCCGGCAAGGTCACACTTAACCCCAAGATGGCAGAGTTTCGCCGCGAAACTCAAGAGCGACTGAACAAGCTGAACCTGTACGCCCACGTGACGTTGCGCGGCGATACGTCGAAGTTCCATGCCGACGTTCGGAAGGCGACGAAGAACCTTCCTGGCGCGAAGGTGGAGGTCACACCTGAGGTCAAGAACATCCAGTCCTTCGTGCAGGGGTTGGAGGAGCGTCTGCGGGTCGCGCGGATCACGGCTCCGGTGTTCCTGGCGGTCGCGAACGAAGCTGACTTCCTGGCCCGCATTGCGACTCTGACGCGTCCGGTGACGCAGACCGTCAACATCATCACCACTGGCGACACGAACGGCCCTGGCGGCGGCCCAGGCTCAGGTGGACGCAACGGTGGCCTGCGCGGCGGAATGATTCGCCGGATCCGCATGCAGATCGAGATGGACCGCTCGTCGGTTGCGAGTGCGGAAGCTCAGATCGCCGCGCTTGAGACTCGTCTGTCGGCGGCACGCACCCGGCAATCCGAGTCCATCGACCGCGTCCGGGTTGCGCAGGCGCGCCTCGACGAGGTGAACGCTCGCGCGAACTCCACAACCTCTCAGCGCTTGGCAGCGCACGCCGCGCTGACACGTGCGAACAACGAACTTGGCTCGCACACAGCCAGAGTCACGCAGGCGATCGGTGACCAAGCTGAGGCGCATCAGCGTTTGCGTCGTGCTCAGCAGGATCAGAACTCGGTCTCCCGGATCGCTCGGGCAGCTATCGGTGGGATCGCCGAGACGGCAATGAATTTGGGCCGCAACCTGTTGTCGTCGGTCAGCCCTGCCGGTCTGTTGAAGGTCGCGTTGCTCGCGTTGGCGGCCCTGAGCCTTGTGCCGCTGCTCGGGCAGTTGGCGCAGGCTGCCGGGATCATTTCGCTGCTCCCAGCTGTAGCGGCGTCCGCGGTGGCGGGTATCGCGACGATGGTTATCGGGTTTACCGGTGTGTTCGATGCCTTCTCAAAGGGGTCGAAGGCTGCCGAGATCGCAGCGAAAGGTACTGCGGCTGCGGCGAAGCAGCAGGAAGCGGATGCACGTAAGCGTGCGCAGGCTGCGAAGGCCGTTGCGTCGGCTGAACGTGGAGTGGAGAGCGCGCTCGACGGTGTGGACCGGGCTGAGCGTGGTGTCACGCAGTCGCAGCGTCAGGCGGAGAAGGCGCAGGAAAGCCTCAACCGGGCTCGTGAAGATGCGAAGGCGACGATCGATGATCTGAATTTCGCGCTCAAGGGCACCGCGATCGATGAACGTGATGCGGTGTTGGCGCTCGCGCGGGCGCGGGAGGCGTACGACAAGACGTTCGCGGATCCGGCAGCGTCGGCTTTGGATCGGTCGGAAGCTGCTCTCGGTGTGGACAAGGCGCTGCGCCGGCAGGAAGAGGTTGGGCGCCGGAACACGCAACTCGCGAAGGACGCGGCCAAGGCGAACGAGAAGGGCATCGAAGGGTCCGATCAGGTTGTCGCGGCGAAGGAAGCTGTCGCGGAGGCGGATCAGGGCATCGTCGATGCGAACAAGGCTGTCGTTGATGCGCAGGATCAGGTAACGCTCGCGCAGCAGAACCTCGCCGACGCGCAGGATGCGGCAGCTGAGGCGATGACGTCGAACGCTGACGCTGTCGACGAGTATGCGGATGCACTTGCGAACCTGTCCCCGAACGCCCGCGCTTTTGTGGAGCAAGTTCGCGGGCTGAGTGACGCGTGGAAGGAACTGCGTCTCGAGGTCCAGGACAACCTGTTTGCCGGGATGGGCGATTCAATTGTCAACCTAGCCAACAACTATCTCCCACTCCTCAAGACTGGACTGGGTGGAATCGCTACCGAGATCAACGGCGGTGTCCGGCGTGCGATCGAGGACATGTCTTCCGACTCGGCGAAGTTGGACTGGACCAAGATCCTTGAGAACACGAGGGCGTCGATCGGCCCGGTCATCGACGGCTTGTCCGATCTTGCTGGGGCGCTGACGAACATCGCTGCAATCGGATCGGAATTCCTTCCAGGATTCAGCAACTCGTTTGCAGAAACCATGCAGGAATTCCGGGAGTGGACGGAGTCCGAAGAGGGCGAAAACAAGATCCGGAACTTCATGGAGAAGTCGATCGAATCGCTCAAGCAGGTCAAGGACCTGTTTCTCGCTGTCGGTGACGTTCTCGGTGGACTTTTCAAGACTTCCGAGGAATCCGGAAAGTCGATGATCGAGTCGATGACGGACTCACTTCGTGAGTTCGCAGAGTGGATGAAGTCGGCCGAAGGCCAAGAGAAGATGCGGAACTTTTGGGAGGACGTCCGCAAGACGATCACCGACATCCTGAATCTGATCAAAGAAGTGAGCATCTTTGCGAGCAAATGGATTCCGACAAACGGTGGTCGACCTGAAGGTGCGCCCGCTACACCGGAGAATCTGAATCCGGAAGCGAACCTCAGTATGTGGGACACCGTGGTGAACGGGTCCGATAACGACACCGGAGCCTGGGGCAAATTCTCCCGTGGATTCAACTCGTTCTTCGGTTACGACAACGAGAAGGACGAGTACACGGGGACCGGCGGCGTCCCTGGATTTTTGGCTAATCCGGTTGGCGGGGTCGCGCGATGGGTTGGCGGGCTGTTCGATAGTGATGACGACAAGCCTCGTTCCAACCTCAGTGAATTGGAGAAGACTCCGACTCGACGTGGACCGGGTGGCTCGGTCCTCCTGCCAGGCCCGAACGACACGATTGATATGCCGAACCCTTACGGCAAGGGCGGCATGCGTAAGCCGATGACCAAAGCCGAGTGGATGTCGTTCTTCGAGCCGGGCACTCAGGCCGCCGCGGAGGCGGAGGCAGAGTTCGACGAGACCTGGCGCCGGGAGAACGTCAACACGCAGGAAAGCCTCGACGAGCAAAAGGGGTTCTTCAGGAACTTCGGCTCCAAGATCAGCGGCGTCTTCAGCGGCATCGTCGATGGTGACATGCCGAACTTCATGGGCGGCCTCGGTGGAACCCTGTCGAATGTATTCTCCTTCGATTCGGAAGGCAGTTCAGCGTTCAGCCGCTTCGGTTCGAATGCCGGGCAGGCTCTGTTCTCTCTCGCGACAGGTGATTTCACTGGTTTCACGTCGAGCCTGGGCGAGCTGGGCCGGAACATCTTCGGCACCACCGAGGACGGCAAGATCAACTTCGACGGCTTCCGCAACAAAGTCGGTGAAGTAATCGGGGACATCGTCGGAAGACTCTTCCCTGGACTGAAGCCCGGACTCGACAAAGTGGTCGAGTGGGGGGCCGGCGCAGTCGCAGGGTTCGCGAGCGCTTGGGATGGCCTCCGAAGCGCGGCGGCCACACCGATCAACTTCATCATCGACACCGTCCTCAACAACGGTCTAGGCAAGGCGTGGAACGCGGTTCACTCGATGCTGGGACTCCCTGCGTGGCCGACCATCGATCCGATCGGCGAAGTAGGCGGTAAAGCCGGCGGAAACATCGCCGACAACATGATTCACCGCCGCGACGGTGGAGCGGTGTTCGGTGCAGGCGGACCGCGTGAGGACAAAATCCCGGCGTGGCTGTCGAACAACGAACATGTCTGGACCGCAGCGGAAGTGAATGCGGCCGGCGGACACAAGGCTGTCGAACGCATCCGTAGTGGTGTCCTTGCAGGGAACTACCGCGACGGTGGAAAGGTCGTCGGAGGAAAGGGGCCGGCACGTTTCGCTATCGGCGGTGGCGTGATGTTCGGATCCGATGCAGACACCTGGATGTCGGACATCATTCAGAACACATTTCCCGAAGCGACGATCACCTCCGCGCTACGGCCTGGACATTCAGGATTCCATGGACGTGGGCAGGCCGTCGACATCGACGGACCGAACAAGCAGCAATACGCGAACTGGATCTACGAGGCGTACCCGCAGTCGTCTCAGTTGATCTACGGTCCCGGACCGCTGCTGTACAACGTGGGCGGGCAGTCCATCACCGATCAGAACCAGCTAGCGAACCAGGTATATGCCGGTGACCTCCCAGGGCACTTCGATCACGTTCACTGGGCGAACTCAATGCCGCTCGGGGAACTCTCTGAGGATCAGAAGAAGTCGCTGTGGGACCGGGTCAAGGAATTCGGCGGCGCGGTGATCAGCACTGTCGGAAACCAAACGGCGAACCTGTTCGAAATGCCGGTCAAGGCAATCCGAAAGACGATCCCAGAGTTTTCCGAACTCGGGATGTTCGGGAAGATCCCGTTGGCGCTGTACGACAAGGTGACCGAAGCTGCTCTCAACAAGGTTCGGGGCAAGTCTCGGAGTATCGGCGGCAGCGGAGATGTGCCGTACGACAAATCATCCGGCGCCGAGCAATGGCGACCGCTCGTCGAGAAGCTCTTCGACGAGAAGGGGATCGACCGGTCGCTGGTCGACAAGTACCTGTACCAGATCCAGCGTGAATCGGGTGGTGACCCGAACGCGATCAACGACTGGGACATCAACGCACAGAACGGTGTCCCGTCGAAGGGCCTCGCGCAGGTTATTGACCCGACGTTCGAGTCGTTCAAGGACCCCGGTTTCGACAACATCTGGGATCCGGAAGCGAATCTGCGCGCTTCGCTGAACTACTTGCTTCGCGACCCGAAGTTCGGCGGACAAGGTGTCGCCGCCCTGACCGGCGCTGGCTACGACCAGGGTGGTATCGCGAACGGTATCGGTGTGATGCCGAAGTTCACGTTGCAGCCTGAGCGGGTCCTTTCGCCTGAGATGACTGCTGATTTCGAGCGACTGATTTCGGTGCTCGAGCGTCCGGACTTCATCGACGTGCTCCGTCAGATCACGAGCGATGCGGTGACGAACGCGGCGACAGCGGCGTCGGTGTCCAGTGGTGTGAGTGCTCCTGCTCCGGAGGTGAATATCGCGGCTGCTGCGTCGGGTCCGTCGACGGCGTTCGATCCGAACAACACCGGTTACGACGACACGTTCTACAACGACACAGTCGCGCGCGGAGGGAAGGAAGGCGCCGACGCATGGCTCGCGCGTCAGGACTTCGGCCCGCAGATCCGCACGTGGGGGATCAACGCGCTCAAGGAGATCGGCGGCGAGTTCGCATCACCCCTCGGTCTGGAACGGCGTTGGGGTGAGGCTGTCGATCAGGGCGCGAAGGACGCGATGCGCGCCTCTACAGGCGGCGGCAACACCTACAACATCACGCAGGAGTTCCACGGCTACAACGGCACACCGCAACAGTTCGCCGCCGAGATGGAACGCGCTGCCCGCCAGGGTCTCGCGACACTGACGCCGGTCTAGGGGAATGGATTATTGATGAACAACTGTGACCCCGACTTCAACGGCGGCTACCCCGTCCTGCTGATCATGCGTGACTTCGATCCCACGAGTCCGACGTTCGAGCAGGACATCGTCACCGTGCCGATCTTCGGGCCGAACTTTGTGGGACAGGGTATTTCGCTGCTCGAAGGGTATTCGGGTTTCTACCACACGCCAATCACCCAGATCCGGGAGAACGCCGCCTATAAACCCGGTTCGACACCGTCAGACTATCCGCGCGTGGAAGAACGCATCCTCGACTGCGACATCGGCGTACAAGGCCGTAACTGGGCAGAGTTCGTGCAGGTCGAAACCTTGCTGTGGAAGATCATGAAGCCGCCGAAGGGGAAGCGCCCGGACTTCGTGTTGCGCTTCTACTTCGGTCCCGGCGAGGACGACTGGCGCGAGATCACCGTCCGTTTGGAGCGCACCCCGAAGGACCTGTTCAGTCGCGGGCCGGGTCTGACGACGAAGTTCAAGTGGTCGTTGACGTTGCTGGCGTGCGACCCGTACTGGTACTCGCGGACCTTGCAGGACACCGTCACCTTCGACACAGGCACCGGTACGGGCGCGAACCGGATCAGCCAGCGGACGTTGGTGATCGACAACATGGCAGACCAGGAGTGCTGGCTCGAGTACGCCTCGAACGAGCTCACCACGACGTCGACGTTCACGTTGCCCGATGCGCTGGGTGTGTACCCGAAGTGGCACACCTCGGCGGGGCAACGCATCTACGTTCCGTTGCCGCCACTGGGCGCCGGCAAGCAGTTCCATGTGCAGACGTACCCGATGCAGATTGCACTCGAGACCCTCGATGACAGCCAGGAAGTCGCGAACATGCAGGGCGACTTCAACAACGCACTGCCACCTCACACCGTTGGCGCTGAGCTTCCGGTCACGTTGAAGGGCGGGACCGCGCAGACACAACTGAGCGTGTACGCGGTGCAGCAGTGGGACCGGTACTTCGGAGGCGAGGCTTTGTGATCTCGATATCGGTACACAGAGACAACTACGCCTACCGTGACAGAGGCGGATGCTGATGCCCACCACGTTGATGACACCCGACGAAGTTCGGAAGGCCATTCGGCAACGAACCATCGAACGCATCTCGATCATGCGTTCACGCCCGAAGATCACCCTCTACGACAAGAACTGGCGCAACCCCGTTCCGATCATGGGTGAGGTCACCGCGTCTTTCGAAGAGAAGCTGAATGACACCGGGGAAGGTGACCTCACGCTCTTCGGTAATCACAAGGTCCGCGAGTGGATCATCGAGGAACTCGGCGATGACGAGGACCTTCACATTCGTGTGCAGATGGCAGGCAAGGAGTGGACGGGCAAGGCCGTGTCGATCACGAACCGCGGTGACGACAAGGGGTTCGAGTACATCGACATCAAGTTCCAGCACGAGTACCAGCACTGCAAGCGGATCACCTGCTATTCGAATCCGCTGTTGCCGGCGGAGCTACAAGCACCGAAGATCTGGGCGTATGCGGGGCCCTCGATCTTCGGAATCAAGACCCTGATCTTCCTGAACCTGCTGCGCCGCTTCGGGCCATTGTGGGGACTGCCGGAGAATCTGTTCGATCCATCGTCGTGGGCGTCGAACTTGAATCCCGCGAACTGGCCGATCGTCGTCATTCCTGGCGACTTCTTCGGCGACACATCGATGTGGCAGGTCATCACCACCCGATTCGGGAACCTGCACGACGTCATCGCACCGGTCCTCGCTGACGCTGGTCTGCAGGTCGTCGTGAAGCGCTGGTTCCCGGGAATGCCGCAACCGGCGCCGAACCACTTCATCCTGACCGAGCCGACGCTCACCATCGACGTCGTTGACAAGTCCGGGTACCGCGGCAAGAACGGCAACATCTTCGACGGCCTGCTTCATCTGGTGACCGACATCGCCGACGACCTGATCAACGAGGTCGTCACCGAGGTCACCGGCGCACCGAACCCGCCCGAATACTCACTGTCAGGGCATCTGGGCACGAACCCGCAACGCCCATTCGTCACCTGGCGCAACGCGCAACGCACCGGTGTCTCGGGTATCGGGCAGTGGCAGGCGACTGTCCACAAGGCGTTGGCTGGTGCCATTGTCACTGGTGGTCACAGCCCTGACTGGGTGAACGCTGGTCTGAAGCTAATCGCCAATGCGATCCTCGGCTACATCGGGGCGATGTTCGGTAACGCCGGCCTCGCGCTGGGAATCTTCGATTCGGTGATCGAAGACGTCGTGCTCGCGTTCCATCGGATGGCGAATCCGATGCGGCAGAACAGGATGGGCATCCGCGGCCCGGGCTACGGCGAGTGGTGGGAAGCCTCCGGCGGCACCGGTGCGTCCTTGTCGGCGTTGATGGCTATCCGCGCTGGCTTCGACAAGACGAAGGCGTACCGCTCGTACAAGGTGTCGGTGGTCAACTTCGCGCCGTGGCGCGTCGGTGAGCACTTCGATCTCGGTGACCGGACCGCGGTGGAGATAGGTAAGCGCGGCACGTACTACATCGACCATGTGTACGGGCTGAAGTTGTCGTGGAGCCGAGATCAGGATCCGCGGTACGACATCGCGATTGGCGATGATCGGAAGGAGCAGACTCCTGGGGCGATGTTGTCGCGGCAGGTTGAAGGGTTGAAGGCAATGCTTCAGGCAGTAGGAGTTTCTTCGTGAGTTCATACTCGGTAGATACAGTGAACAGTGACTACCGTAAGGAGGTGGCTGTGGCGAAGGCTGATAAGGACGGGATCATCCGGGATCGCCGGACGGGGATCGTGTTGGCGCGTAAGGACCGGCATCCGCTTGCGGACCTGTTCAAGGACATTCCGATGGGGGAGGGGCTGCCTGGTTTGCACATGGGTTTGCCGGAGGTCGAGCATCTCATGGCGATTCATGTGTTCGACAACCTCGGCTGCTCACCGCCGCAGGAGCCGTTGTATAAGGCGGTTCCTGATCGCGAGAGTCTGACTGCGACAGGGTCCGATCGCGTGTTGTGGGTTCCCGTCGCAACACCGGATCCCGTTCCGGCGGAAGAAGCGGACGAGCAGATCTTCGTCGCCGACATCTCCGATTACAACGCGGATCAGATGGCGGCGTTGGAGTTTCAGATTCAGCAGAAGAAGATCGCCGACAAGATGCTCGAGCAGGCCGACCCGCATGTACGTGGGGAGGGTGAACTCTGATGGCGTGGGACGTTCCGAAAGACCCCTCCCTCGTCCCGGATTATGTTCCGCAGAAGGCGTACACGAAGAGCACCGTTCACAGTCTCCAAAACGTCGACCCGTACAACTTCAGCGGCGGCCGGAATCGCGAAATTCGTGATGCGGCAGAAGGCGCGCGAGGGAACCTCCTCACGCGTCTGCTTGGTGGGTTCTTCAACATCGGGCAGATTCTGGACAACATCGCGACAGCAATTTTCGGTGGCGGCCCGTTCGACCCTTCCTCTGCGCTGGGGCGCATCAGCGATAAGTCGATGGCTGATGCCGCCAAGATCGTCGATATGCAGAACCGAACCCAGGTGCTTGAGGGCATCATTGGTTACGGCTCGTGGGTTGCGTCCCAGAATCTGTTTTTGTCGATCGATCAGAACAATGCCGGTGCTCGAACGATGTCGTTCGATCGTCAGGTCGGGCCCAGTGTCGGCGTCACCCTGGTTTCCGATCCGGCGTTGGCAGGCAAGAAGGTTCAACGGCTGGATTCACAGGGGCTGTGGCAGGTCCTGGCACAGACCCGTTCTCGACGAACGATCTATTCAGGAACCGCGAAGGTGTACTTGGACATCGTCGTCAAGGACCCGAACGGCAACGAGTATTACCGACGTTCGATGGATCAGTCCGCGATCTCGAGCGAGGGCGGTGACGGCGAGATCACAATGCTGGGCAACGTCTTTTTCACCACCCCAGGACCTGGTTACACCGTGCGAGTGGACTTGTTCTCGGGGCAGTGGCGCTGGTTTTACGGCGGCTCTCAGTGGTCCGGCCTGAGCATTCTGAAGCACTCGTCGGAAGTGCAGAACCCTGGAACGGTCGACCCCGGAACCCCGCCCGTCGCTGGCTAGCAAGCGGCCCAATATCAGGAGAAGGTATGACAGGCAAGGTTGTTCCCATCAAGGGCGGTTCCGTTGGTTCGGGCTACCGCAGTGCAGACCGGCCGGACCACCGCGGTGTGGACTTTCCAGCGTCATTCGGCACCCCGATCTACGCGGCAGCCGATGGCTTCGTCGTGCGATCTGGTCCCGCATCCGGTTTCGGTAACTGGATTGTCCTTGACCACCAGCGTGAACTCGGCGTCGACACTGTCTACGGGCACATGGCGGCTCGCGATCTTCTCGTCCGAGCAGGCGACACCGTCACGGCAGGACAGGTCATCGCCCGCGTCGGTTCGGAAGGTGAATCCAGTGGGCCTCATCTGCATTTCGAGGTGTGGGGTCCACCGGGCCGATTCGGTGGCGCCGACCAGAACCCGTCCACCTGGCTGCGAGATGCCCGGCAACCGGGTACATCGACAGCGCCGCCGCTCCCGCAGACGAAGGGCGATAAGCAACTCATCGCCGACGTCACCGTGCTCACCCGCAACGACTCCGGCTGGCGCGACCCGAACACCTGCACACACATCTGTCAGCACACCAATCAAGGACCAGCGTTCGGTTCACTCGAGGGCCTTCTCGATTGGTGCGCCAATCCGATCTCCGAAGCGTCCTACAACCTCATCGTTCACGGCGACGGCCGGATCGGCCGATCAAACGACGACGACTACATCCCGTGGGCGGCAGGCCCCACCTCCAACCGCAAGGGCCTCCACGTCTGCGCCATGGGATACGCCGAAGAGACTCGCGAGCAATGGCTCTCCAGGCCAGCGCAACTCGACTCCCTCGGTGAGATCTGGGCCGACTGGGCAGTGCGGCACTACATCGTCCTCCAGAAGGTCGATGCCAATCAACTCCGTGCCGGCGCCGAAGGGATCTGCGGACACGGAGACACCGCCCGAGCGTGGGGCGAAACGAACCACACCGATCCCGGTGTCGGGTTCCCGTACGACGTCGTGCTGCAGATCGCGCGCGACAAGATCAACCAGGAGGACGGTTTGAGCGCCGCAGACGCAGACAGGGTTGTAGCGAACCTGACTGAATTCATCAAAGGCTATCTCGCGCCGGTCATCTCGGACGTCAAAGACCTCCGAGAACAAGTCACCGGATCGAGAGACCTCCACTACAAGGACCCGGAGCGCAAGGTCGTGGATCTGCAGAAGTCCTACCCGGGCTTGAAGATCCTCGGAAACCGGACCCTCCCCGACACGGTCGCGGCACTCGCACAGGCGGCCGGCATCAAAGGCACCATCGACCCGAAGCCAGGAGCATGAACATGGCCCACCACGAATCTGTCACGCCCACAGTGGCGCTGGGTAGCATCAACACCCGATCGTTCTGGCTCGACGTCCTCGACCGAACGAGCAAGACGTTCATCCAGAACCTGCTGATCTTCTTCGGCGCAGGCGTCACCATCACTTCGGTGTCGTGGCCGGCGCTACTCGGGTCTGCCGGCCTCGCGGCACTCGTGTCGCTTGTCCTGGCGGTGTCGACGGCGACCGCGATCACGTCGGGCAACTTCGTCATCGACCTCGCTGACCGGGCATTACGGACCGGCGCAGGTTCGTTGGTTGCGGCGATCCCTTTGACTGGCAGTATCGCGGATATCAACTGGTCTGAATCGTTGACGATTGCTTTGACTGCGGTGGTGGTGTCGGTGTTGACGTCGTTGCTGACGATCAATCTGGGTCCTGCGAAGGGCCTTCCCAGTGTCGCGCCGGTGGCGCCTCCGGTGCTGAACCCGACGGGATCGTTCACGGAGTTCCGCGGCTGAGATAGTGGAGATAGGGCGAGGGGCGGGGCCGTTGCGGTCTCGCCCCTTTCTCATGTCCGCTACAGTTGCGGTAGATACAGTGGACGAAGGGGACACAGTGAGTCGTGCATACGGTTGGAACGATACCAATGACGCCACCATCGACGAGGAAGCAGAAGTCATCCGCATGATGGCCACCACCCTCCTCGACGGCGGCTCACTCCGCGGACTCGTCGACCACCTCGAAACCGAAGGCATCTCCACCGTCTCCGGCAAAGCGTGGAAACCGATCACCATCAAACGCGCACTCACCAACCCCCGCATGATCGGGAAGAAGCAGAGCGGCGACAAACTCGTTGCCACCACCATCCCGCCGATCCTGCAGCCCCGAACCTACAAACGACTGTGCGAGCTGCTCCTCGATCCGGAGCGCGCGAAGTACACAGGCGACCGCACCCAAGTCGCACTCCTCGGTGGAGGGCTCGCACGGTGCGGAGGCTGCGGCCGACCCATGTACGCGGCATCCACCGTCGGCCGCCCCACCGTCTACGCCTGCTCCACCCGCAGCAGCGACTGCCCCTCCATCGTGTCCGTCCAAGCTGAACTGCTCGAGGCGGACGTCATCGAGAGGGTCCTCGCGCGGTTGTCGTCCCCGAAGTACCGGAAGGCGTTGACGAAGTCGATCAACGAGCTCGGCTCACGCGAGGAAGGCGAGACCCGGGTCGCTGAACTCAACGCCCGTTTCACCGCTTTGGGGGAGGACTTCGCCGACGGACTCATCGATCGGGAAACCATGCGCGCCGGCACCGACCGCGTACGAGCGAACATCGCCGCAACCGAACTGAAGATGGCGCAACGGGAAGTCCTCATCGACCTCCCCGAACCATCAGCAGATGACATCGTGAAGTGGTGGGAAGAGGCGGATAAGCGCCGGCGCCGCGATGTCGTGTCGATTGTCGTCGACCACCTCACCGTCAAACCCACCGACCGGCGAGGCCGCGACGGACTCGACCCCCACCGCGTCGACTACGTCTGGAAAACGCAGTGAGCAGCGGAAGTCTCGCGCTGGTCGTAGACAGTCATCTCGGCTGCTAATGGCTGATTGCTCCACCAAGAAGGAACGGCACAGAGTCTCCGATCAGAAACTGGTGCTATGCGGGAGCCTTCTTCTCGATGAAATCGGCACGCTTGAGTGCTTCCTTGAGCGATACGAGAGCAAACTCCATCGCCTCGGTCTTACTGTGGTCTGTTGTGTCATCGCCCTTCGCGATCACTCGCGAGTATGCATCGGTGGCAGATTTGACTTGCTCCCGAAGTATCCGGTCTGAGAGTCGCTTTGTATGCTCCTCGAGTTCTTCAAGATGGCCACGAAGTTTGATGTCTTGCAATCCCCGTATGGTGATCGTGCCCTGTCTCGCCTCAGCTACAGCGTTCCTCAAAGCCTCCAACGCAGGACGAATCTGGGGGAGTTGTTTCGCCCGCCGCCGCCATGTGATGTCTCTGCGTCCCCAAGTCGAAACGATTGCTCCGTATCCTCCGGTCAACCCACCGAACGAGGCAATGGTCAGGGTCCAGTTCCAACTCACTGGGTGTCCTCCTCAGACGGCGTGCAAGGGCGGTGTCGTATAGTCGGTGCATGCGTGATGCCGATATGCGTGTGGCTCTGCATGCCAGGCTGGCGTTGAAATTTGTCGGCGACCGAATCAGGGACGAGATGGGTCTGTGTCTCGGAGCAACGAGAGTTGATGTCGCTGTCGTCAATGGATCGCTCCATGGGTACGAGATCAAAAGCGACCGGGACACTTTGGTTCGTCTTCCCGCGCAGGTGGAGCTCTACAATCGGGTGCTTGACTACTCCACAATTGTGTGTGGGGAGAAGTACGTCGAGCGGATTTCCGAACATGTCCCCGATGGATGGGGAATTATCGAAGTCGCTGGTGACTCGGTGGAACCCGCTGTCTTCGAACGACGCCCGGCTCGACGAAATTCTGCGGTCGACCCAATCGCGATAGCTCAGTTGCTTTGGCGCGACGAAGCCGCTGCAGAACTCGTCCGGCGAGGCGAGCGAGTACTTCGGCGAGAGACTCGTTGGGACCTCTGGGATCGTCTCGCCTGCTTGCCGATGTCTGAGTTGCAGAACGTAGTTCGTACTCAACTTAAAGCCCGCCCGGTCTGGCCAACTGGTCGATAACGAAAGAGATGTGGTGACTTGTGCCGATTGCGCGCCACATCATTGCGTTGCCTGGCTTAGCCGACGGCGGAACTGGATCAACGTTTGCCCACTCGGCCTTTGACGCAATTTCTTCATCTCCCCAGGAGAGTTCGCGTGTGAAGCCTGCGTATCCGGCGATGATTCCGCAAATATCGAAAAACTGTGCGCTCGAACGCCTTTCCGTCTTCTTCCCCTTTAGTACGAGCCAGCTCTCCGCAGTTGTGTAGCGAATTTGTGGTGCTGGCGCGAATCCGACTCCGTTCGGTTGCACAGGATATGCGATTGCGTAGTCGCCGAAAGAGGGCAACCGCCCTTTGTCTTTCATTCGATCTCTGACGGTCGTCCACATCGTGACTTCCCACCTCGGTAGGTCAGTAAGGACACGCGGTGCCACCGTATCGAGCGCAGCGGGGAAGCCTCCGCCCGCCAAAGTGATTGATCGCCAGCTCGCTTGGTGTGGTAGTTCGCCGATAATGAGGCGGGCAATCCGTGCCGCAAATGAGGCGGCCTGCTCATCACGAAGTGGGCCAAAGTCGAGGACTAAATCCACTGTTTCCGGCGTGACGTCAAGTTTTGAGAGCACCCGAAGCAGGCCAGCTTCGATTGGCATATCGGAGTCGTCTAGATCCTCATCAGACAGACGAATGCAGACCGAATTCTGCGTGATGGTCCGGAGCGTCGATGCTAGCGCGCCGAGGGATTCATCACTGTCGGATGGGCGAACGGCGGGAATCACTTGATTTCCCAACAGTCCGAAATGACGGACAATTTCGGCTATGGGGTACAGGTCAGGAACTTCAGGGATCAGGTGGGCGTCGACGATGAGATCTTCCGACACCGGCCAGTAACTGTCGAGCCTGACTATGGCTTTTTGTATCGAAAGTCGGATTCCGGCTGGATCGGGGTCCCCTTGCTCGGACAATGACTCGCCTGTTGGGATGAGCTCGAGGAGAGGCGTATAGCTGCTCGCCACATCCGGCTTCATTCGCTTCAGTGCGTTGTATTCGCCCAATCGACCTTTGAGGATCGGTATGTAGTGGGTGTCCTTACGCATAATGGTGCCATCTCTTTCATGACCTTGATTACCTTTTGGGCAGCCGGTACTCCGACCCGGGAATCATCGCATGCCGCAACCGGCCAGCATCACCCGAACCGTACTTACCGGTCTCAAACACAACGAAGACCCCACCAAATGGTGAGGCCTTCGGTGTCAGTGGAGGCGTATCTAGTTGAAGTTGATACGTGCGCCATCGGAGAACATCGAGTCGTGAACTTCGATCGCGGCGGGGACCGCACCTAGTGGAATGTCGAATACCACTCGGGTGGATCGAGTAATGCCTGGGTTAATGTCGCCCGCACCCTTGTCTTCTCCTTCGAGGCCGAACTCCGCTGAAGAGTTGTTGGTGAATTCTCGGCCCTGGTCGTCGATCAGTACTTGATTCGAGCTCGCGTAGTACTGCGATTTGTTCGACGTGTTCGTGACGTCGACGTAGACGACCACGAACTGACCCTCTGCTGTTTCACTGAACCACGATGATTCTCTTCCGACTGTCGCGAGCCCGGACTCAACTTTGGTGACGACGAAGCCGAACTTCCCGTCCCTCGCTTCGGTGCCGAACCCTGTCGCGACTTGTTCTTGATCCGTCGTTGTCGGTGGCTCTGTTTCGGGTGCCACTTTGTCGACTACAGCCGCCGGCGCGCGGGTGGTGGAGGTAATCCTGGAGGCTGTCGATGTTGATTTATCGTTGCTGCTTAACGCTGATATGGAGATTCCAATTCCGAGAATTGATACCCCGATGATGAGCAGTTTGGCTCCAGTGCTCATCGGCTTTTTCGGGGGTGTGACCGGGCGGAACTGGGCTGGTCCGGCGAGGGTGTTCGGCTGGGTGGCGGAAGTCCACTGCTGCCCGTCCCAAAACCGCACGATTGTCGGGTTCTGCGGGTCTGGATACCAGCCGGGCTGTGAGTTCAT